AACCTCGTGCTTACCAATCAGGAGAAGCAGATGCAGGCCAGCGACGGCAGTTATCAGAAGCTCTCCCTGCAGTTGGAGTTTATGAAACGTGCCTACAAGGGACTGACCGACGAGGAGAAGAACGGCCAGCTTGGCAAGCAGTTGGGTGAGGAGATAGGGAACCTCGATGCCCACCTGAAAGACCTTGCAGCCGACATGGGCGAGTTCCAGCGCAACACAGGTAACTATGCCATCGCCAATCAGTCCGTCAAGACTGAGCTCAAGGAACTCGTGCAGGAGATTGCTCTGCTCACAGTCCAGTACCGCAACATGAGCGATGAAGAGCAGAGGTCGGCGGAAGGTCAGCAGATCCAGGCGAAGATGCAGGAGATGACTGTCAAGGCGGCTGAGTTGAAAGACGCCATCGGTGACGTGAACAGGGAGATATCCTCAGGAGCCAACGACACGAACACGTTCAGCGCTTTCTCTGAGGGCATCAATCTGCTTATCAGTGGCGTGGGTGGCTTGACAGCAGCTTCCCATGCTCTCGGTATCGGAGAGAAGGACCTGGTAAAGATACAGACCACCTTGCAGGCGAGCCTTGCAGCCAGCAATGCCCTGACAAAGGCACAGAATATTCTGCAGAAGGAAAGTAATTTGATGGTCGGTGTAGCGAGGTTGCAGACAGCAGCTCATGCAGCAGCTATCAAGATGCGCACCATTGCAGAGGGCGAGGGTGTTGTGGCAACAAAGGCGGCCACTGTCGCACAGGCAGCCTTCAATGCCGTGGCGAAAGCCAATCCTTACGTGCTCCTGGCAACCGGCATCGGTCTGCTCGTAGCTGCTATTCTCGGCTTTGTTTCTGCCACTAAGAAAGAGACAGAAGAACAGAAGGCTGCGAGGGAGGAGATGGAGAAGTCTAAGAAGGAGTACGAGGACCTCATTGATGTTGAAAAGCGTCTCGCAGAAGCGAGGGAGAAAGGCATTGAGTCAAGTGCAGAAGAGGTAGCGAAACTACAATTGCTATATACGGTTGCTACAGACTCTAAACGCTCTTACGAAGAAAGAGAGAAAGCTGTCAAGAAACTCCAAGAGATGTATCCAGATTATTTCGCCAATCTTGATACTGAAATTATAAAGACAGGTCAAGCAGCAGAAGCTTATGAAAACTTGTGTGATGCGCTCATAAACAAGGCTATTTACGAGGCTGCCCAAGACGAACTTGTTAAAATCGCCAAGAAACAGCTTGCCATCCAAAAGCAAATAAAAGAAGCCCAAAATAGTCTTAACGAAATGAGGCAGGGGAATGTTGGAAAAGGACTGCAAGAGGCTATTGACAAGGGTACAATTTCCTTAGATATGCTTAACGATAGCATGGACGCGAGCGAAAAGCGAATGGTAGCAAATATAGCTAAGTTACAAGAGCAAGATGACAAATTAAAACAGACAGCCAAAGATTTGATTGATACTGTAGATTTATTCAGTCTGCTCAAAAATAGCACAGGTGGTAATGGCGGAAAGACTACCAATTCCGTTACCAATCCTGACAAGAAGGAAACTGCCAAGAGCTATGACGAAATCAAGGAGATTATCCTTGAGAACACCCAGAGCATCATCGCTGAAAAAATCAAGCTCACGGAGAAGGGCAGCAAGGAGGAATACGACCTTACACTCAAATACATCGAGGCTGAGCAGATGCTTCGTGAAATCGAGATAGACAAGTCCTACTCCAAGCAGAAGACTGAACTCGAAAAGTCCCTAAAGGAGCAGAAGATTACTCAGGAGCAGTACGATGAGGCTATCGTTCAGCTGGAGAGTGACAAAGCCGACCAGGTTGAGAACCTTATCCGCAAGACAGGAAAGGCGCGAATTCAGGCTCAAAAGGAGTACACCGACGCATATATCGACTCAATGGAGAAAGCATTCTCTAAGGAGCAGGAAATGAGGGAAATCAACCTCATGCAGGACGTTACAGCTCTTACCAATATGCGTGCAGAGCAAGAAATCACAGAGGAGGAGTACCAGGCACGTCTTGCCGAACTCCAGCAGAAGTATGCCGAAGAGACTGCCGAAAAGCAGATAGAAATGCTTGAAAAGGTGCTCGAAGCTGAGGAACTGACTGCCGACCAGCGTGCAGAAATCTCCAAAGAACTCGCCAAGATTAAGACCAAAGCCGCTAAGGACTCTGCCGACGCAGAGCTAAAGGTTACGAAGAATGTCGAGAAGGAGGAGGAGAAAGCCGAGCAGCAGCGTGAGAAGAATGTCAAGAAGTTCCTCCAGGAAGTAAGCAAAATGGTCGGCAAGGTAAACAAGCTCGTTTCCACTATCTACGACCGCCAAATAGAGGACATCGAGACGCAGCAGGAAGCCGCAGAGAAGGCTCATGATGCAGAGATAGAGCGTATCGAGCAGCTTGAAGAGACTGGCGCTATCACAAAAGAGGAGGCTGAGGCTCGCAAGATGGCTGCAGAACAACGCTCTGCAGAGAAGAATGAGGAACTGGAGAAGAAGAAGGCCGAAATCAAGCACAAGCAAGCCGTGTGGGACAAGGCTGCATCTATCTCGGAGGCTATCATTGCCACCTCTCTCGGTGTTGCTGAGGCTTTGAAGCTGATGTGGCCCATGAACCTCGTAATTGCCGCTCTTGTCGGTGCAATGGGTGCCGTAGAGATTGCGACGATAGCTGCTACTCCCATACCGGCATACGCCAAGGGTACGAAGGGCAAGGACGGACACCCAGGCGGTCTTGCTCTCGTCGGTGATGCAGGCAAGAAGGAGGCAGTCTTCTATAACGAGAAGATGTGGATAACACCCGATAAGCCTACGCTCGTCGATATGCCTAAGGGTGCCATCGTCTATCCTGATGCCACCAAGGTGCAGGAACCTACGTTCATGACTGTCGTCAACAACAACGACTCGGAAGGCAAGCCAATCGTCATTGTCAGCCACGACAGTAAGAAGATGGAGCGCGGTCTTGCCCAGACGAACATGCTCTTGAAGAAGTCTATCCTCATGCAGAAGAAGATAGCCTACGACTCAGCATATGCTAACTACAAAAACACAAGGTTATGAAAAACAAGTTAGGTCAATACACTATGGCTCAGTTCATAGACATCGTGTGCGGTGACTATAGTTCCATAGGAGCCAGCGGGGAGACAGCCGTCAAGATAGCGGAAAGCCTTGTTGAACAGTACAACACTATTGCAGATCCTGCGTCTGTCAAGTCACGCCTCATCGCAGACGAGAAGATTGGCAAGAGTAACGGCAAGATTGTTCTCTACCAAATCCTGCTTAACCTCATCAACGTGCTCGAAGCCTACGACGATGTGCGTGCCATACTCACGGAGGCAGGTTACAGCCACATCGCTGCTAAGGACAACGACAGGATAAAGCTAAAGATTGAGCAGATGTTGAAGACTGAGGAAGCCAACGCAGACAAGCTCATTAAGGAGAAGAAGGAAGAACTTGCGGCAAGCAAGGCTGTAGATGACTTCCGTTCCGAGTTCGACGCACAGACGGCAGCACTGATAGCACACTTCAAGTTCGCTATCAATCACGAGCAGATCTCCGCAAGTGTGTACGCCAACCTGGTTAACATCGCTTGCAAGCAGCAGAGGAGACAAGCGGAGAAGGCAGGCAAATAAGTAGGCCATAGGTAACAATTCCGGAGGTTGTGTGTATCCTTAGTGAACATACAACCTCTTTTTTTTATGGCAAAAAGACACAGATACAGCAGTCTGTTGCATACTATTGACTCTAAATGTGACAGAATACTGCGCAAGTTGGACATCATGCGCGACGAAGAAAGCGACTCTACGCTGAAAAGTATCAAAGAGTCCGCGAGAGATATATACCTTTGTAGCGTAGAAGAGCGTAGGCGGGTAGGTAAGTTCTTTAGCGTCCTGAAACATGATTGAGTCACTTTTGCTCCGCAACCTGGCATGGATAAATGGAATTGCCCGTGCCTTCTGCCGTAACAGAATGGACGCGGAGGACCTTGTTGGCGACACTGTATTGAAGATACTCATGTATGGTGGCCACTACGACGAGAGCAAGAGTTTCCGTCTGTGGGTGTTTGTCATCATGCGAAACATACTCAGGAACAAGCGGCGCAACCTCGGCATAGTTGAGACATACTGGAGCCTGCCTGATGTGATAGACTGCTGCGATCTGAGCAAACGCAGCATGGCCACTGAGCTCATAAGCCTCATCGAGGAGTACGCTGGCTCAGGTGTGGGCATCAAGTCCGTGCTTCTTTATGCCCAGGGGTATTCATATAAGGAGATAGCGGACATGATGGGCGTTACAGTCAACATTGTCAAGAGCCGCATTCTTCATGGCAGGAGGCGCATCATACAACTTCTTTCCCTCAAACGTTAGCAAACGTTAAGGTGATAAAATGGTGAAGTTTTTGCTTTCATATCTCGAAAAAAAACGCTAACTTTACAGATGTAAAGAAGCTTACAAAACACAAGTTAAACCAATTAAACAAAACCAGTTATGAAAGCAAAGAAGAAGTTCAGAGTGAGAGTTATGAAGTATGCACACTTCCTGTATGAAAGAACGCAGAACGCATGGAGCATTTGCCTGCTCAAAGCGTGGGAGTTGTACCGGCTTGCGAAGAAGATGCGCAAGGGAGTCGTCAAGTTCGCATTCCAGAAGATTGACGGCACGACGCGCTACGCATTCGGCACACTGCAGCATCTGCCAGTCGGAGCGACGCACAAGAGCAAGCAGCCCCAATTCAAGACGTTCGCCTACTACGACATCGAGAAGCAGGACATGAGGTGCTTCAGGGTTGAGAACCTCATCACTGTCTATTAGGGAAATAGTGGCTGTATTGCCACCGCGCGAGGCTTAATTTTTGTTTGCAGTTCTTTTGAAAATGTGCCTTTAATTTGAAAACGAACGCCGGAGCCGGAAACTGACTTTTCACGAAGTTGGTTTTCGTGCCGTTAAAGTTCGTACCTTTGTGCCGTCTAAAAGCAAAGCGTATGAAGAAGTTACTTTTTATCCTGGCACTGGCAGTAAGTGTACTGTCGTGCCGCAGTGTTAAGACAGAGGGCAGTATGGCCACTCATCATTACAGCAACGAAGCCGACACCTTAGCGACTATTTCCATAGCTGAAAAGGTTGACAGCAGCAGCTACTTTCACGGACTGATTGACAGTCTGTCCTCCGAGCTCGTCAATATTCAGAAGCAGTTCCATGACATCTACGAGAAGGACAGCATCTTCGAGGCGCAGCACGTGAAGGACAGCGAGAGCGTGAAGGACACGACGTGGATAGTGGTTAACCCTGACGGGACCATTACCTACCACCACTACAGGGAGAGGAATGTCACGTCGCACGTGCAGACTGACCGCTTCAAGCAGCAGATCATGAAGGAGAGCCAGGCAGTCATAGACAGCCTCATCGATAAGAATGAGCACCTGCGCACGCAGGTTGACAGCATGAGCCAGTATGTGTGCCTCGTTGACAGTGTAAGCCAGTACAGGGCGAAGATAGACTCCCTTTCCAGCATCATAGAGGAGCATGAGCATGTGACAGTCGTCAAGAATAGTGTCTGGGACAAGATACGTGCATCAATCATAACCGCCGTATTCCTGCTTTTGACACTTGCAGGGCTGTACTGCTATTTGAGATTTTTCCGTCGTTGAGACGGGGTATTAAGTATGTTGTTTTGCCCGATGTGCACTGAGTTTTGCACGTCGGGTTTTTCTTTGCCTGAAATCAAGATTTTTCGGTTTTGAAAAACGCACCTCTTTTTTCCTTACCTTTGCCGTGAAATAAGAAGGAATTATGCTGTGTAAATACTATCTTCAACTCGGAACGGATACCGTAGACACGTCAAGCGCAGACTGCATGGACGTGTCGGCCATGATTAAGAACCTCGACTCCATCAAGGTGTCGTACAAGCGCGTTGACTTCGGCGGTGTAGTCCGAAAGTGCGGAAGCACGATTGAGTTCACGGGCAAGGCGTATGATGCCGTCGTAGCCCACTATGCAGAGAACTACCTGCAGTCGAGTGGTGTGTTCGCTGTGTATATCGCAGACAACAACTGGAACTACACGAAGGCGTGGGAATGTCCGCTGGACTTCGCTACGCTTCAGTACGATGCCAATGTGCTCTCCATCGGTTGTGTTGACAATAGCGCAGCAGCTATCATCAAGGCCAACAAGAAGAGCAAGTACGAGTTCAACGTGTCCGACTTGAAAGACGCAAACGACCTTCTTTACAATGGCGTAAGAACGCAGGAGGACTTCACGTTCAGTGTCGTAGGCGCTGCTGCAGATGGCACTACGATGAAGTCAACAGGAAATGTCGGTAATCCGCAGGCAATTTACAGCACACAGAATAAGGAGAAGTACAGCTGCTATTTCCCAAGTGTCGGTACAGTGCAAGGCGACGATCCTGTTGTTGGCTTTGAGCTGAGGTCCCAGGAGGAATATGCCAGCATACAAGAAGCCACTGGAAGAACTGCCAAGATGAACGTCTTTGACTACACAAAGCATGGCTTCATCAAGTGCACCGCTGATGGTATCATAAGCCTTGACTTCAACATATCGTTCTGGTTTGCCGACCCGACGAAGCTGCAGGGATATACTGTCAAATTCATACTCCTTTCTTACTACTGCGGCACAGGAAGAGCTGCTGGCGCAATTATTGAGCTGGCCACGCTCCCTGCTTCTGGCACCATGGAACTGAACGTGCATAAGGAAATCTCTATGCAATACAACAGAGAACTTGCCTTCGGTGTCCTGTTGAGCACGACGAGAAATGACGAGAACACCTTCGACCTCGGTATGCGCTGGGGCAGCAACGTCAATATAGGTGCTGCCATTCATAACAACTATGAGAACAACCCCATACATATAAACGTCGTAAAGCCGAAGAGCCTCTTGGACGGCATTCTTGACAAGATGTTCGTCGATACCAACTGTCATTGCGTCACCAAGATTGAGGAAGACGATAATTACATTTTCCCCAAGACGTTGCTCGTTGCTGCAGAGTCGTTCCGTCGTATATCGGCCAACAAGATATATTCCTCGTTCCAGAACTTCTGCGACTTCATGGAGGTGGTGTTCGGGTACATCTACACGCTGAAGGACATCGGTTACTACATGGATAATGAGTTGAGAGAGCTCGACAGCCAGGACAGAACCACAATATCGCACATCAGACCCGAATTGCTGACGAGTCAGACGATGAACCCAGTCAGCACGCATCCGTATTACAAGATGCTGCCTGTTGGCGGCTTCATCGACGAGGACGTGGAAGATGCGCTTGACCTCACTACGCCATTCAACTACCAACTGACTTCCGGTGACTACAACAGCTACCTCGAGAACATTCTGTACGACAGCATTCACAATGTCTTTGTCGTGTGGGACGCCACCACGCAGAAGTATTACGCCAATTTCACGATGGAAGATGCCATCATGCAGGGCGACTGGTACAACGAGAACGGGCACGCAAAGGAGATGACAGGCTTGAACTTCGCCACGTTCCATGAAGAGGCAGGATATCACCTATACGGCATAATCAGGAACGGAGCCCTCGTGTTGTGTGACGATTACCACACGAAGGACTGGCTTGAGTCGAGCGAGAACAGTAGCATCTGCTGTGAGCTCTGTTTCAAGCATCGTAACAAGGTCTTCACGTCTGATGTCATCAAGACCCTTCTGCATGTAAACAATCTGTCCTACGAGTTTGACGATAGCCTTGCATTCAGTGACATCGAGGTAGGATATGCGAAGGTGGACTATGACAACGGAAACGCCGCTAAGGACGAGTTCAACTTCACGAACTATTACAAGACAAAGAACAACATATCCGACCAAACGCTCAGCCTGATATGCCCATATCGCGCAGACTGCTTCGGTACGATTGAAGTCTTGAACAAGAATACCAACAACGAGTCCGACAAGAGCGACAACGACATCTTCATCGTGATAGCATCAGGCGACGCTCCCAACGGAGAGTATTGGGAGATAGACCGAAGTGTCACCATACAGAACGTGATATCCCCTGAGACAATGTTCAATGCTGCCATAGCGCCGAACAGGATTGTCAGAAACAATGAGGAATACATCGGAGCGTGCGCCAACATGCTTGTCGCATCGAACCTCTTGAAGTTCACATCGTCGGACGGCAACTCAAACGCTACGATTGGCGGCACTTCCATGCACGCCAACATCAACATAACGAAGCAGCTCTTCAAGGCTGGCAAGATAAATATCGACACAGACGACCACAAGTTCCCGACTGACTGGGAAGGAGTCATTGAGTTCGTCTATGCCGGCAAGACATATCAGGGCTTCCTTGAGGGTATTGACATCTGCTTCGCCAACCTCGGCACAATAACATACAATCTCATTGAAAAATGTATAGAATAAGTCCTTTTACACCGATATTCTTCGCGCCCTCTGCGGACAAGCACGGACCAGAGCCGCAGCGTGTTCACGTGTTTGCGGACACAGACCGCATCCTCATCGAGATAATTGCGACGCATGAAGTGTCTGCTCCTCCCTCTATGGTGGTGCGCAACACCGTTACAGGCTACGAGACTACCTATGACTGGAAGAGCTGGGAGATGAACGAGAGTACGACGCTCTACTTCATCGAGCTGCAGGGCATGGACGATGGCACGTATATCGCTACTATCGGCAACGTGGAGAGCGAGGTGTTCTCAGTCACGTCTGATGAGGCAGAGCTGAAAGACACCGTGCTCATTCAGTTCTCGAACGCAGACAACAGGCAGCGCAATGATGTAGTCTTCTGGATAGACAACATGCAGCGCTTCTTCGATTTCCGTGTACCAGGAGGGTTCAAGGACGACAACTGGACATTCTCCGTCAACAACGAGCAGTTCCTGACGAGCGAAAACGACACTGTTGACCTCTACGGTCAGGAGAGCACAGTCAAGGCTCTCACGCTCGGTAATAGCGACGGCTGCCCAGTGTGGTTCGCTGACCTTCTGAACAGACTCCTGTGCTGCAACTACGTGTACGTCAACGGGCAGCGTTACACCCGTAACGAGAGTGACGTTCCTGAAATGAACGCAGAGGTTGAGGGTCTGAGGTCCTACATCTTCACGCAAGGACTGCGCAAGGTCATCAATCTCGATCCTGAGATAGAGAACACCAACCTGCTCGTAATGCGTAGGGTGAACCACAACAACGCAGACAAGTACAGAGTGAATAGCAGAACCACAGAAGGTGGTGAAGTGACAGATGCAACATTTAACCTAATTGTATAAGCTATGATTACAAACGAAGAAAGACAATCAATCATTGATGCCGTCCTTTCTGCGATACGCACGAATAGCGCATTGATTACCGACCTTACGGAGGTACAGTCTATTCCCGAAGGTTCGTACATCGAGCTTAGCGGAGGCAAGAGGATTGCAGCAGCTACGTTGAAGACTATCTTGCAGACTGCTATCTTGGACGATGCCGTTACTCCCACCATTGCGAGTGAGGCTGAGGCACGAGACGCAGCAGACGATGCACTCTCCGACAGGTTGACAGTCGTCGAGGGCGCAACGGCTGACCTCGAAGCTGACAAGTTCGATAAGTCGAACATCGTAGAAGCTGACGGCAACAACTCCAACAAGGTATGGTCGCAGAAGTACGCAACGCAGGTGAAGAGCCAGCTTGCTACGGCAATCGGCAATATCAGTGTGAGCATCACGACTTCCGATAACGAGAAGATTGTGCTCACCTTTACCGACTCTCAGGGACAGAGTTCTAACCTGACTATCGGTAAGGCAACAGCCGTGAAAGCCGGACTTCTGTCGGCAAGTGATTACGAGACTCTCCTTGCACACACAACGGCAATAAGTGGCTTGACTGACAAGAAGGTTGTCGGTTGGGAAATAGACAGCGGTCACAACTGGCTGTCTCTTGGTGTCGTTACAGTTGATGAGACTGCCTATTTCATTGACCTTCCTATTGCGGGCAGTATTCCTGACGGGTACGAAAGCCCTGTTGCAGGTATTATGTCAGCAGAGCAGGCTGCAACACTCGAAGAAGTGGACCTGAAAGTTTTTCCTCTTGAGGTGAATGTGGCAGGTAACGCGGGGGTGTATGAGAAGGGACGCTCGATTACACCGAATATGGCTCTGGCTTACACTCGTAAAGGTGCAAGCGTTCCGACGGCTGATGTATCGGTACTCCAGTCAACACTGATGTACAATGACTCCAATCAGTTCTATGGCGATGCTATCACGGAGAACGCAACGTATAACATTCTCATCGAGTACAAAGGACAGCAGATAACCATACCGGCAATTCAGTATAGGTTCTTCAACTATGTCTATGGTATCAAGTACACGACTGCTATGACAGTAGCACAGGTTGCTAACTTCATCTTCGGCAGAATGACGCACACTTCAGATCCAGCAGAAGTGGTGAACGACCTCGAAGAACTGAGCGGACGCACGACCTACGAGGGACACCTCGCAGCAGGCGAAATGTTCATCTTTGCCGTTCCTGGTACTGTTGACCTCGTTGTGCGCCATGCAGAGTCAGGTGCTATCATTGACAGTAATCCGTTCACGGTTCGTCTGCCAAGACAGCACGACACCTCCACGATGGACGTTTACACCTGTATCTTCGTGCCGAAGTCCGACATAGACTGGAACTTCAAGATAACTAACTCATAAAACAAGAGACTATGGGAAAGAAAATGATTTTACCATTTGAGCTCGGTCGCTCCTCTTCTGGGAGACCTGTATCTGTGGCAACCGAGTTTGACGACAGCAGTGGCGTATCGCAGCAGGAAGTCAACAACGCATCGAAGGGCGGCATTATCAATGCTACCCAGCTCTACAACCTGTCAGCATGCACGCTATCAGATGTCATCGATACGCTGACTACTGACCCGAAGTTCGGAACTGCGGTGCCTGGTGTTGTTGTTACCTTCCTGACAGACGAAGGCTGGAAAGCTTACCAATTCACAGGTGGCGATGACAGTCTTCTCTCGAACTGGAAGCCGTTTGACATGAGAGATGTCATAAACGCTCTCATCATGTCGGACAAGCTGCACAACATCTCTCGCTTCGATGGTATTGTAGAGGGTCAGATTACCTTCCAAGAGGTAGGTGTCACGCCAACCGAGAACAGCGAGGTTGTATGGTGCAAGGACATGAGTTGCTTCGCACTGTGCGTTACTACCGGTATCGTCAAGAAGTACTACAACGCTTGGGTAGGCAGAGACGAGTACGTCGATACGACCTCTTCGCTTCCTTACCCGAACAAGCAGTATGTGTGCGGCAACAAGCTTTACATGTACGACTTCACTCATGACAAGCTCATCGAGGTAGGCGGTACAGGAACGAGCGGTATCTTCAACGTGACTACTCAGGTGCCCATTCAGGGCGGTTACTATGTGCTCTGTGACTCCGTGAACACGGAAGTATCTGCCGTTCATGCCGCATGGAGAGTTGAGAAGGCTGTAAGCGGCCTCATCATCTCGTTTGAGATTTCCGCAGGTATCTGGAAGACGTACCAGTACATCGGTCGCACACTGACCGAGCAGAACTGGCTCAATCCCGAGAACTGGAAGGACTTCGGTTCTCTTGCTGCAGGTAGTGAGACACACATCATCATCGACAACCTGATTGGCGCACCTATTGCAGGCGAGTACTACACGCTTGAGACTGCCGTGGCTCGTCTGGTGGCATATCAGAGAGAGTCCGGTGTCAACTATGCCAAGAAGGGCCTCATCATCTCTTACAAGGTAGGAGAGAATACGATGGAGACGAAGCAGTTCCAGGGCGAGATTTCCGACTTCGGAGAAGTAGGTCTTTGGAAAGACTTTGGTGGCGGTACCGATGTTGAGGTTACCGACGAGCCAGAAGAGGACAGCGAGAAGGTTCTGTCTGCAGGCGGTGCTTACGCTCATATCCCTACAGGCATCAAGCTCAATACCGAAACAGAAGGTATCGTGAAGATGCAGCTCGAGAACGCAGAGCACGAAGCCATCGGTGAGGAAGTGCAGTTCGCTGTCGGCACTGGTGGTGGCGGAGGTGGTGCCGGTACCATTGTCACGGCAGCCTTCCAGCAGTCACCTTTCTACGGCAACGCAGGCGGTGAATTCATACTCCGTGCCGCTGTCCGCTCCGTAACGACTGTAGGCCAGTCAGAGCAGGAGAATACCATTGCGACCATCGCACTGTACGACAGAGACACGAACACCCTGCTTGAGATGTTCAACTTCAACAAGGCGAGCTCCGCCACCATGACGACCTATGACTTCGTTATTGACGTGTCGAAGTACTTCGTAGATGCAGGTGTCCGTCGCTTCCGTATCGTTGTAACTGACGATGCAGGCAACACTGGCCAGCGCAACATCAACATCACTGCCGTTGACGTGACAGTATCGAGTGTTCAGACATTGCAGTACACATCGAGCACATCTGTTGCCGTTGGTGGTGGTGTAAAGAGCATTCCTCTCTACAAGTTCGCCAACAATTCCAGCGACAGAGGCATCACGGCAATAACCGAAATCTACCTCAATGGCGAATGGAGGCAGCTCGGTACCGCACTGATTACCGATGTCTATTCTCACGGCATCACTATTGACCCGAACAACTGTCTCGGTGTGACGCTCTCTCATGGCGCATATCCTGTCCGTGTTCATGGTGTCGATGTGGCATCTGGCGTGGTAGGCAACTACCTCTATACTGGTATCTTCGTCATTGACGAGACAAGTACCGCTCCTCTCGTTGTTGAGAGCTGGACGTGTCCTACTGTCAACGCCACGTTGAAACTCTACGAGACGATAGAACTGCAGTACGCCGTCTATGACCCGAACAACAATGCGCCTACGGCCACCGTCTATCTTGACGGAGAGCCAGTGCAGAGCCACACGGCATACAGGTCGATGGCATACACATACTCCCATCAGGTGACGGGCGTTGAGTCCGACGGAAGCTTCTCACACATCGTGAAGGTGAAGTGCGGTTCCTCTTATGGTGCCGAGGCATCGTTCAATATCAGCGGCACTGTCATAGACGCAGCCCTCAAGAGTGGTGCAATCTATGGCTTTGAGTTCTCTACACGGAGCAACGACGAGGAAGACCACAGCATCACGAGCGGTGGCAAGACTCTTGAAGTCACCGGCTCCAACTGGAGCACGACAGGCTTCACTACATTCCTCGGTGAGAAGTGTCTGAGGATTGCAGAGGACGTGACCGCTTCTCTCGATCATCAGCCGTTCAAGCCGACATCGCTTGAAGCAAACGGCATGGCTATCCAGTTCGCCTTCGCTTCAAAGAACCTCGTGGACGATGACGCTATCCTGATGAAGTGCTTCAACGAAGGTGTTGGCGCAGGCTTCTATGTGACAGGCAAGGCAGTGGGCATATATTGCTCTACCGGCCTCAGCAATCACAAGGAAGAGCGAGCTTACAGACAGGGCGAGAAGGTTTCCGTCGCTGTCGTTGTTGAGCCAGCCGTAGCAGGTCTCGGCCAGACACGCCAGGGAACGACCTACTACTTCATCAAGCTCTACCTGAATGGTGAGGAAGTGGCAGTCATCGGCTATGTTGCAGGACAAAGCAACCTGACGCAGGAAGAGAACATCACTTTCGACGGCACGTATGGCGACTTCTACCTCTACTACCTGATGGCATGGGAAGACTACTTCCAGTTCGACCAGGCATTCCAGAACTACCTCGTCAAGCTGACGGACACGGAGGACATGGTGCAGGAGTACAACTTCGAGAGCGTCATGGCTTCTCAGGCTGTTACGGAACTTGGTATCCTTACCACGAAGCTGCGTCCGCAGGCATCGGAACTGGCGAGCAGAGGCATGGCATATGTCATTGAGTGTCCTTTCAACGGAGCGAACATCGAAGGACTTGACGAAACTGTTTCAACGAAGGACCAGATATATGTCAACCTGTTCTACGTTGACCCTGCTCGTCCATGGACGGACTTCGTTGCTCGTGACGTGGCAAGGCGCAATCAGGGCACCACATCAGCACAGCGTCCTGTAAAGAACCCACGTTACTACCTCGCACAGAAAAAGGGCTCAACCTATGACAAGACTTCCAAGACCGGAGGCACGACAATACAGCTGACTCACACACGTGAGGAGATTGTCGCCATGGGTTACGACGGAGCTCTGTGGGATAAGGCAGCAGCCCTCGCAGCTATCAACAAGATACAGCTTCACGAGGACAGCATCCCTGTAGATATCATCACTATCAAGGTTGACTACTCCGACAGCTCGAACGCCAACGACTGCGGCATCTGCGACATGATGAACGCCACCTTCCGTGCTCTTGGTAGCGACTACATGACACCTGCACAGAGAGCCTTCGACGGCACATGGAAGAAGGGTAGTGTAGAGCTTGACGGACTGGTGATGAACCATTCGACTGCCAATATTCCCATAGCGTTGTTCCGTAGCAAGAGCGACACAGGCAGTAATCCTTACTTCCACTCGAAAGGAAACTGGAAAGAGGACAAGAAGGAGCAGGTTGCACTCGGTTTCAACGATGTGCCTGGCTACAACAAGGGTTGTCTGAACTACGGCGACTTCATCGAGTTCTACGGCGAAGAGAACGAGACACTTGCGCAGACGAAGACACGCTTCCTCGGCACGAGCGGACTCGACACGTCAAGCATCTATGTCCTCACTCAGTACTGCGGCAGCAGCTACAAGGTGATGAAGCACAACGGCAGTCAGTGGGTTGAGCAGACAGGCTCTATGGTCCAGAACGCAAACGGCAAGTGGACTGTATCTGGCTATGTAGTCAACCCGATAGACGGCTTTGAGCTCCTGAACTATCAGGGCATGGACTGGTTCAAGGGTGTAAGTTCCATTGCAGACATGATGGCCCCAAGCACATCATTCTCCAAGTGGGTACAAGGCTTCATCGACAGCGGTGACATTTCCGTCGAGACTGTTCCTGCCTGGACGTACTACTTCGAGAGCCTGCTTGACGACGATAACCTCTCCATTGCATACGCATTGGGCAAGAAGGTTCCATACAACCTGTTCCGCTGGATGCAGTTCTGCGACACCTGCGACTACGACCAGTATGGTTCGACTGCACTCTCTCGATGGAAGGCTGGCTTGTGGCGCTTCGCCTCTCCGCATTCCTGCCTGGCATACGACGTGTTCACGGACTACCTCGCTGCGGTTGACCAGAGAGCAAAGAATATGCAGCCCATGTGGTTCCTCGAGGACGGCTGTAAGGTAGTGAACGGAGTTTACTACAACAAGGCCAACCAAGAGAACGACAGCACAAGCGGTATGCTCGCACTCCGCATGTATCTGAACAAGGTATATGACTGCGACACCTGTAACGGCAAGGACAACGATGGTGGCCAGACTATCGACGCAGAGGTTGACCCCAACAAGATGCCAGACGCACAGACAGGTTACACCAATCCTTATGCAGGTTACAACTCGACGTTGTTCCGCAACATCTACCTGCAGCAGGCAGTGAACATAGACGCAGGAGGCACTGAGCTCTCTCTGAGGACTGTCGCTTCCGCTATGCGCAGCAGATCTGTGACTGTTGACGGCATGACACTCGTTCCGTTCTCTCCAGAAGGCGCGATGCACTTCTTTGTGAACTCTCGCATCAAGCGTTGGCAGAAGAAGGTTAGCTCCTATGATGGCGAACGCAAGTACATAGACTTCACGAGCACTACTGCCAACAACATCTACTTCTATGCACTGCAGGGATTGGGACTGACCTCTCTGCCTGCCTTCATTGAAAGAAGATGGCGTATCCGTGACGGCTTCTTCGGTACCGGAAACTTCTTCAGCGGAGTGCTCTCAGGACGTGTCAACTCTGCTAACAATGCAGAGATACACATCACTGCTGCAAAGACTGGTTACTTCGGTATCGGTAACGACAGCTCAGGTTCTATCTCTGAGAGCGTTTACCTCGAGGCAGGAGAAAGCCACTCGTTCACGAACTTCTCTCACGAGGAGGGAGCATTGCTCTACATCTACCAGGCAGACCGCATGTCGAAGATTGACCTCTCCGAAATCACGCTGTCGAGCAACTTCGACTTCTCCGTGATGACACTCGCAGAGGAAATCATACTCGGCTGCGAGGGCAAGACGACACTCACGCTCGGTGCCTACACGCCGCTGACGAATGTCAACCTCGGAGAACTTCCGTTCCTGAAGAAGCTCGACATCACAGACACCATCATCACGAATGTTGTCTGCAGCAGCTGTCCTCGCCTCGAGAGTCTGTATGCAGCAGGCAGCCAGTTGGAGAGGGTTGACCTTGCCGATGGCGCAAAGGTGACTTACCTGGAGCTGCCAAGCACATACAAGTACCTGAAGCTCCGTTACCTGCAGAACCTCACGCTCGAAGGTCTCGTGCTGACGAACCCAGCGAGCATCTCCTACCTCATCTGTGAGGAGTGCGCCAAGATTGACGCAATGGAGCTGCTGCGGTCGCTCATCTCAGGCGGCAGCAGTCAGTTGCGTAACATTCGTGTCAAGACAGTCAAGACAAGCGGTGTCGGTACCGACCTGACGACGCTCATGGGTATGAACCTTGCAGGCTTCGACGCAGTGGGCAACGTTCAGGATGAGCCTGTCATCATAGGCAAGTACAGACTGACGAAGTATTTCGAGGACAGCGAAGTCGAAGCTTACAATGCAGCATTCGACGGCCTCGTCGTGAAGAATGTGCAGTACACCGGCATCGAGTTCACTGATACTGTAAGTGACCCAGAGAACATCAAGAACCTCGATAACGGCACCGGCTACGGAACGAGCGAGAGCTATGCTCCAAGTGCCCACATCTTGAACATCTGGAACAAGATGCACGCCTGCAGAGCGAAGTACAACAGCAGCACGCACAAGATGGAGGTGAGAGCTCTGAGCGACGAGACGTACTTGAAGTTCGCAAACGGCGAAGATTTCAACCCTGCTGACCTTGCAGGTGATGGCTTCGACGTGATGCTTCGCCCAGGGCACTTCTGGTACAAGGGCGTGAATGACTTCAAAAACCAAAAGAAGTACATCTTCTTCTCTTCTGTTGAAGATACGCCGGAGGCAAGCGGAGAGTTCGTACGCAAGACGCTCGCTCAGCTTACACAGTATGCCAACAAGGGTGTCGGAACGAATGGCGTAAACGTAGGCGACACGTTCACTGACGCAAGCCTGTCGACAGCCAGCAACCTCAACTCGTATTCAATAGATGTGACTGGTATGAAGCAGATACGCTTCCCAGGTGTCAACATCAGTGGCTATGGTGCCATTTTCGTGAATGCAAGCAATAAGGTTGTAGGAAAGTTCAACATGGCTATCAGCAACACTCTGTTTGACTTCTACGATGGCAGCGACACGCTTACAGCCGACTCCGTTGAGACGGATTATGTGTTCACTGATGTTCCTGCAGGAGCAGTCAAATGCTACCTCTGCTGCTATCTCAGTGTATTGCAGAGTTCAGAGGTAATATCCACTGATAGCACAGAGATAGAGGCTATTGAGCCAGATTGGGTAGAGCACGAGGATAATGACCTCATCGGTGTGTACGGCGCGTCTGTTGACGGTATGAGCCGAATACGCTCAGTCAGCGGTGCTCAGCCAAAGCGAGGCACAGGCACATCAACCACCTCACAGAACTGGACTTACGACAGCAGAGGAAAGGTGACGAATGCCATCGTACCGACCGGCTTGAACTACACCTGTAAGGACTTCATGAACCTTGCTATGATGCGAGGCGACGGCTACCAGCTTATCGACTACGAGCAGAACAAGATTATGGCCATCCTGTTCTGGGGCATATACGGCAACAGAGACGACCAGGCAGTAATCGGCAACGGAACGTCTAGCTATAACACTACTGGTGTTACCGACTCGATAGGCAAGTCAAGCACGCAATATGGAAGCACAGTAAACAAGCTGCTCGGACTGGAAGGGTTCATTGCTTGCTGGTTTGAGTGGGAGGACAACGTCGCTCTCAACATTTCTTCGTGGGAATACTTCAAGAAGAACGCCTGCGTGGCAGCGTCTGCAGACAGAGTGGACTACAAGTTCCGCATCTACGACCCGATAAGCGGAAGTGAACGAGTAGTAAAAGCAGCGAACGTCAATAGCGGTTACAATGTCGCAAGAATCAAACTCGGAAGGTTCTGTGACACCATTGTCAGCAAGTTTGACCCGTCCGACAGCTCTCGCTTTGTTACTTACTTCTGCTGCTATGCCACAGTAGTAGGCAGTACCGGCCGTGTTGTCTGTCGTGCGTACTACTACGCGTTCGCTCTTGGCGGTCTCGCCTTCGCGAGTACGAGCTTCGTTTCGTCGTACTCGAATACGTACTACGGTTCGCGGCTCGCCTTCAGGGGCGACATTGTTGAAGTTGCGGAATAGCGGGAAACGCAAAGCGTAGAGCGTGAAATTTGAAAAAAGCGTCAGAGGGAGAGCCGCAAGGCTGCTCCCTCTCTCTGTGTCCAAAAGTAAAAATTTAGCGGCAGAGGGAAATTTTTCTGCATGATGTATGAATGATTTTTGAAAAATTCCTACCTTTGCAGTGCGGAAGAGTCTAACGGCCGTGTTGTCAGTCGTGCGAACAACAACGCGAACGCTAATGGCGGTCTCGCCTACACGAATACGAACAACGTTTCGTCGAACTCGAATACGAACAACGGTTCGCGGCTCAACTAAAGAACTTAGGGTTAAACCTACTAATCGCATCTCTGCTGAGGCTACGAGTTGGCTATGGTATGTGCGAAGACTCCGAGCATCGGCAACAGCACGCAAGTGGAAAGCCGGAAAATATCTTAAAGTCCTGAAGGCTCATGGAACTGTCCTATCCTCTCGACAACCTCATACCTGAGATAATCAGTGACGAGAACATGTACGGCAGCTTCGATTACGTTGTGCAGCATCTCGAATATGAGGAGCAGCGTGCGAGGTACCGGCCACTACGGGAGAAGTATGTGCAGATACTGACCGACGAGATAAGAGAAGGCAAGTTCCGTATCTACAGGGAGCATGTGAGAGACGTCCATGTGAAGGACGGACCAAAGGAGCGCGATGTGCAGGCTCCTACAGTATTGAAGAGGGTTGGCATACATGCCATCATGGTAGTTGTGGAGCGCTACACCTATCCGAGCCTCATCAAGAATACGGCAGCTTCGATAAAGGGCAGAGGTATGCACTGGATGCACCATATTATCGAAGAGGACCTGCAGAACGTGCCCGAGCTCATGCGCTACTTCTACAAGAGCGACATCGAACATTACTATGACAACATCGACCAGTCGCTCATGAAGGGAGTGCTGAGGGAGTATATCAGCGATGCTGTGCTGCTTCCGATGCTGGATAACTTCACGGAGCTCTTGCCGAAGGGGCTGTCAAAGGGTCTGCGCTCGTCGCAGTGCTATGCGAACATCTTCTTGTCGCGTGTCGATCATGTCATGTGCGAACACGTCAAGTCCTATCAGCTTGAAGACGAGACACGATATCTCTACTTCCGCTACTGCGACGATGTGGTGATATTCGCCAACGACAAGAAGAGCCTCTGGAAGTTGCGCGACCTGTATGTCAGTGAGCTGGCAAAGCTCGGGTTGAAGATTAAGGATAACGAGGCAGTGCGTCCCATCGGTGAGGGTCTTGACTATCTCGGCTATATCCAGTATGCCGACTACAGCCTCATCAGGAAGAGAATAAAGAAGAACGCAGCGCGTAAGCTGCACAGGATAAAGAGCAGGAAGCGCAGGCAGGAGATAATCGGCTCGTTCAAAGGAATGGCTTGTCACGCAGACTGCAAGCATCTATACTATAAATTAACAGGTAGAAGAATGAAGAAGTTTAGTGAAATGGGTGTCACCTATACACCAGAGGACGGCAAGAAGCGTTTCCCTGGCATGACAGTACGCCTGAGCAGCATTGTGAACGTGCCCATTGTCGTACTTGACTACGAGAAGGACATGAAGACAGAGAATGGTGATGACAGATACCTCGTGTCCGTGAAGGAAGGTGAGACGTTCAAGAAGTTCTTCACTGCCAGCAAGGAGATGAAGCAGATCCTTGACAAGATAAGCGACATTGAGGACGGCTTTCCGTTCGAGACTATCATCAAGTCCGAGCGCTTCGGTGATAACAAGATAAAGTACATTTTCACATAGTATTGATTTTTTCCGTATCTTTGCGGTGTAATTCTAACATCAATGAGATATGGAAAAGATATATGGTGGTAACGAGAGGCAAGACGCCCTCATCAAGGTAGGTAAGAGCTACTATTTGTATTACGGCTTCGGTAGGGACAGCGAGGAAGCCGAGCACGGTTACAACTACAGGCACAAGTTCGACCATAAGCCCACTCCTGACGAGATTAAGGAGCAGGTTCTTGCGGCCATTGACATGCACGCCAGCGAGCGCATCACTCGTGGCTTGACGTACAACGGCTATAAGGTGAACCTCACTATCGAGAACCAGACGAACTACACCATGTTCAAGAGCATGGGAAGATACCCTGTACTCATCAAGGTAGAAGATGCGGAGGGCAACGATGTTGTGCTCTCGCTGACGAAGGAAGAATTTTCATCTTTCATTACCAGCATGCAGAACCACATCAAGGAATGTCTGCAGGAGAGCTGGAACGAAAAAGCAAACCTCGACCTGAGCGTTTATGCGCAGTAGCGTGGCATAGTGTAAAGTTTAGTTTTTAAGGGTTGGAGTGTGACGCTGGGAAGTGTCACACTTTTTCTTTTCACGATTTTCACGCAACGTTTTCTTTTCTTTTCACGATTTTCACGATAGGACTCTTTAGATTTAATGGAAATTATTGGAAATTGTGGGGGAGTTTCCGCTAAAAGTCCTATCTTTGCAGCATGAAACTGTTCAATTTCCTATTCAGGTGGCGCAGGCACAATAAGATTGCCAGAGAGATTGCAGAGAAGCGTGGTATGCTTAAAGAGTACGAGATAGCACGCGGACATGGTTGTTCTCCGATAGAAGCTCTTGAAGAGTGGGACCTGATTACTCCAGAAGAATACAGTCTGTTTGACTGACTTCCATTCATGCGATTATGCGATTGTGTTAAATCGCAACACAAAATGGGAAAATGGGATTTCGATTTTTCCCATTGTCCCCGACTTCAAGATTTTTGCAAAATGTAAAACGTACCGCATTTTGCTGTACCTTTGTAATGGAAAAGCACTCCTGATGGAGCTAAGGGGTGCAGACCGATGTTTAACTAAATAAAGGTACAATGAAAAAATGGACATAAAAACTGTATTTGGTGCTATTGGAGTAGCTATAGTGTCATACCTGACTCCGATTGGAGGCTTCATGCAATCGTTGGCTGTAATCTTCGGACTCAACTTCTTATTCGGCCTTCTCAGTGATAAGCTGCACGGGAAGGATTTCTCATTCAGGAAGGCTTTCCGCTGCATCGTGGAGAGCGCCATTTTCTGCGTGCTCGTCTGTGCGGTTTACTTCATCGGAGAGCGTTCGCATAGCGATGATGGAGGCGTGTGGTTCGTCAGTTACGTGTCTTATGCACTTTTCTACTTCTACGGCTGCAACATCTTACGAAACTTGAAGCTGATATTCAAGCCACAATCGACACCCTACAATGTCGTGTCGTTCCTGTATTGGTTCGTCAGCATCGAGTTCATTAAGAACATGCCTTACCTTGACGAGTATCTGAACAAGAAACACGCCGAAGAAGAGGCTCAGTAACTAACTTAAATACCGAAACTATGGAAATCTACAAACTTGGTTCACGAGGTGAAGGAGTTAAAGCAATACAGCGTGCGCTGCACCTCATAGACGATGGTGTGTTCGGCAAGCTTACGAGGGAGGCAGTCATAACATTCCAGAAGGAGCATGGACTTACTGCAGACGGCATTGTGGGACCAGCCACACTTGCCAAGCTTGTGCCAGCCGTAACGACTACCACTCTTAACGTCAAGAAGTCGAAGCGCGTCATCACGGACATCGTTGTTCACTGCACAGCTTCCACATACGGCAGAGACCTCTCCGCAGCTGACATACGCAAATCGCACATCAAGGAAAGAGGCTGGGCTGACATAGGATATCACTATGTCGTGCGTCTCGATGGCAGGGTAGAACCAGGTAGGGACGTTGACAAGATAGGTGCTCACGTCACCAACCACAACTCCCACAGCATCGGTGTTGTCTATGTTGGAGGACTTGACAAGGACGGCAAGGCGAAGGACACGAGGACGGAGCTCCAGAAGAATGCGCTGCTCAATCTGCTTCTCGATCTGCGCAAGCTCTACCCGAAAGCCAAGATAAGCGGCCACCGCGATTTCTCCCCAGACAAGAATGGTGACGGCATCATATCTCCCTGTGAGTGGATAAAGAGCTGTCCGTGCTTCGATGCGAAGCGTGAGTACGCGAGGGTATAAGAAAGGGAGGCTGCTCGGCACAGGAACACGCAGCCTCCCGAAGCACCCCTCAACCGCAGGTAGTCATCTCTCATTGGGGTGCTCTACTAAGGATACACACAACTCCGCCAAATGTTGCATCGTGATATAAAAAAGCCCCAGGGAACCACCCCTGAGGCCACACAAGTCAAACCAGTTACAAAACCAGTAGTGGAAGTGTCACTGATTTGCTTGCAAAGGTACGACATTTCTCAGACATGTGCAAACTTTTTGAACGGCATTTGTTGCAAGTTCCGGCGTTACACGGATATAATTGAACAGACTTGTGCCTCTTGTATTGAGTTTATGCCCGAGAATGAAGTCTATTGTGCTCTGCTCCACACCGGCATCGAGAGCGTGCTGAGCAAATGACTTGCGTGCTGAATAGAAGATGAGGCGGTTCTTAATTCCCACCTGCTCAGCAAGGCGCCTCATGTGGTAATCGACAGTAGAACGGAAGCACTTTGTCCTGAGCGTCGAGTATTTGCGGATAGTGCCGTCAGGCATCTTGTACTTGTCTATTATCTCGAGAGCCTCATCAGGCATATCGAACTCCACAAACTTATTGACCTTCGAGCGGTTCTCTGTCTTGGTGCGTTCGTAGATGAGGCGTCTCTTGCAATCGTTGAAGTTGATAGACACGAGGTCGATGATGTTGATGCCTCCCAGGTAGTAGGACAGCATGAATATGTCACGGACGATGCTCCGAGCTCTGCACCTGATTGGCAAGTCGCGTATCATGGCCACCTCTTCCAGTGTAAGCCATGAGTCACGCACGTTAGCCTCTGGCAGCTTATATCCGTTCCACGGACTTACTGTCATTGGGATATACATACATCGTTGTGCGAATGTATAGAGCCCCATGAGGAAGATTTGCTTGTCCCTGATGGTGTGTGAGCTGTTGCCTTTCTTCCTCAGATACTTCTCCAGTCCTACGATGTAAGAGTAGTTAAGGTTCTCAATAAGCATGTCCTCTCCGAAGTACGAGAGGATAACAGTGAGGTTGTACCTGTAGTGAGCGACAGATGCAGGCTTCAGGTCGTGAACTGCGAGATACTCTTCGCAGATGGAGCGAATGGTGCGCCTGTTGCGTTTGTCGATGTTCTTCAGGTGCTCAACGAGCTCCTCGCACGACATGCTTCCGATGAAGCTGGTGTCGTAGATAGCCTCCTGGTACTTATCGAGCAGCCCTCTGAGCTTGACATTCTTCATTGCTGCGTCTGGTCGTTTGACGATGCGCCCGTCCTTGAACTCCTTGTCCGAGTCTATTGTGATGTCCGTTACGATGTAGCGGGTTTTTGAGTTGTGAGAGACTGCGATGCGTATTTTATGTTTGCCTCCTTTGAGTACCTTTGCGGGTACGATAACTGCACTTAGATTTGCCATAATTTTCCGACAATAAAAAGTAAATGTTTCGTGCCTTTCCGACCATTTTCCGACAATAGAAATTGGGTCAAAAGTGACACTTTTTCTAATAAGGATACACACTCAAAGCCCGAATTGTTGCGTGTTACAGGTATTTATGGCATGAATTTGCTACGAAATAAGTAACTATTTTGCAATCTTTACCATTTTACCTTTCTGCAAGCGATTTTCGGGCAGTCTGTTTTACGGGCCCGACAATAAATCGGAAACAAAACTGCTTCTTTTCATTTTTCAAACACTTTTAGGGTTAGTTCTTTTTTCTCTCTTTCAAACTTGCCACCGTCCAATCTGTAGTTTATGGCCATGGCCTGTATGTTGGTGACATCGTAGAAAGGTATCTCAATCTTTCCTCTGTTTGTATTGAGCCACGCATCTACAACACCGCTTTGGTGAGAGAGCAGCTCGAGAGTCTTTGTGAACAATTCATCAGAAGACGTAAATCCGAGAGCTATGAACTTGTCATAGTGTTCCATCATGGATGGCTTAACCTTGAAACTTACGCCGTGGATACTGAACTCCAAGTCACGAACAACATTGATTGTGGTGTCAAACAGAACTGCGTAAATCGTGAAGTCTTCTGCATACGATTGAGGATTGTCTGTCAAGAGGTCTTTGAAACGAAGTTCGTAGCTTACGTTGAGCATCTTCCCCTTCCATGACATATCGATGCAGCCGTCCTCTTTGTTGTACTCGGCCTTAATGTCGCTTGAGTCGTCGTAGTTGGCCATGTAATTTTCCAAGAGCTCCGACAGCTTTTCTGCTTCCTTCTGGTATGTGTTGCTGTCATTGCCTGTGCAAGCGGCGATTGCGAGTGCCGCAATAATGTAAACTATCTTTTTCATACTAATAAATGTTTATCTCTCCGCCATGGGCGAGGAATAGATAATACATGTCTGAGAATATCTGGAAGTCCTTCTTTGAGAGTGTTGCTTCGTAGTCGCCATTGTCGAACAGGTATTTCACTTTTGCAGATGATGCTCGTGCAAGAGGTTCAAGAATGTCATCGGAGTACGCCTTGACTAAACTATATCCGACGAAGTTGCCACCTCCGAGGCTCTGTTCCTGGCCCACCGCTATCTCATACACCTTCTCGCCGATGAGAACCTTGCAGCCGTAGAACCTGAATGCACCTGGTCGTCTTGCATAGACTTCTATGACGAACTTGTTTGGCTCTGCAGTAAATGGCCCAATTCTGAAGTTCTCAGGCTTGCAGTTCGCGTACATGTGCGCACCGATCATGTTTGCTCGGAGCTTCTTCGCGTTGATGTGCTCTATTCTTGTGCGCTGCTCAAACTCCTCGTAAGTCTTTGTAATTACGGAGTCAGTGATACGAGGTTTGGCGGGCTTCTGCTCTTGCACCTCTACTGTAGGCGAGAACTCAGCCGTGTCGATAGGCTGCTCGTCAGTCACAGAGCTGTTGTGCCCACTGAAGAAACATGCTGCCATACATAGTAAGGCAAGCACAATTATCAGTACAATCTTTTTCATGCCTTCTTAGCTTTGCGTTTGTACTGTGCAAGTTCTGCCTGGAGAGCGTCGATTGTCGCATTCTTCATCTTGATTGTCTCCTGGAGCAGCGCAATGGTGTCAACCAGAGCATCGAGGCGATTGTCTGCCTTTAGCTCAACATCTTCTTCTGATGACTCAACGACCTGCATCTCTCCCTTTCCTCGTAGTAACCACTCTGCAGACAGCTCTTCATACGCAGCAAGTGTGTTGATAATCGTGTCAAGAGATAGCGCCCTCTTGCCATGAAACTGGTAATGAAGCGTCGATTGTTCCATGCCAATACGTGCGCTAAAGGCATTCAAATTCATGCCGGCATGGTCCTTAAACATAACAAGACGATTAAAGACATCTTGTTTCAAGTCTTTTCTTTCCATTTTTCAAACTAAAAAAGTACATTTCGTGCAAAAACTATGGCGATTTCCATAAAATTATGCCTCTTTCGATAATTTTTCCGCTGAAAAATTTGCACAATTATGACAAATGCCATATATTTGCATCATCAAATCAATCAATCGAGGGCAAAGTTATGAATTTTTCCATACTTTCCAAAGAAAATTATCAAAAAACTCTCGTTCTCGGCTTGATTGAAACAGGCGGATAGCAATTTGCATGTCCAGAGGTTTGCACAAAGCGGTGTGCTCCACAGGTTCGAGTCCTGACAAAACCACTTAGAAGAGTTCTTTGACAGACTTACATAAATCTTATAGATTTAGAGCTCTCCATTGGACGCCAAAGCTGCATAAACACTGGCACGGTCAGTTAAGGGCAGATAGGGGCGGAGAGAGACGGAGCTGAATGTTCTCCGGAGTAGCAGCCATGATAAGTCAAAGAGAGGCGACGGCTGCAGAGAATAACGTCGAGCTGCCCGACAGAGAGCAGCGGAGTGATAACACATTATTTATTATATAGCAGGACTTTTCCACATTTTCTTCATGTTCGGTTAGCCGAATACCTTAGATGGTTAATAGACAATTCAGTCCTGCTCGACCCATAGCCTCAGCGGAGGCTCGTAAGCGTTCTCGTCGGAACACGCATGGGTCCAAAGGCATGTGAAAGCTGGTAAATGGTGCAACCAGCAGTTCGGAATAAGTCATGCAAGCCTCGCACGTTTCCATTTTTGGTAGCATGACAAAGAAAGCCCAGGTGAGCGAGGGTTCGAGTCCCTACATATGCCCAACCCTAAACCATTACACATATGATAAACTTCAAGAAACTGAAAAGCCAGATACACAAAGGAGGTATCGGCTATGTGTTCGAGCCTACTCCCGAACAACTGAATGAGTCTGACTGGCAGATATGGAGTCAAGACGCTGTGAGCAAGCGCAAGCTCATCAAGCTGCTTGTCTCATTCATCCACGACAAGAGTATGAACCATTGGAGAAAGGAGTTCACGCTATGAGAGTCAGTTTAGACAACGTACCGCTGGCCACTCAGTCAGCGATGCTTCAGAACATTCTCCTCGCCTTCGAGGGCGAGACGTTCAGCAAGGAACTTGCCGCTCACATCGTGGGCGGTGTGGGGAGGCTGGAGAAACTCATCTCTGCCGATCGAGTCAAGGCAGAGAAGCCAACATCAAAACAAAACGGAAAATGGTTCTGCAGTGCGCCGCAGGTATTGCTCCACTGTAAGAACAGAAGATAACAAGTCAAACCAAAAACAAAACAATCATGAAGAAAGTAATTATCGCACTCACATGGTGCACAGTAGTGTTCTTACCCAGTATGCTGATTTTCGTACACGGAGGTTATTCCTTGCTGAGCTTCGCCGGTATCGACGATGGTCCCTACATGGTACAGCTCATAGGTATAGTATATTCCTTCATCTTGCTAAAGTATCACCGCTATATGATACCAAGCTGGATGAGGAATGTGGTTGACACACTGGTTCGTGATGAATAGGTTGTCATTCCTTGATTATTGATTTGATAGCATGGGGGATTTGTGTAATTGCCCCCATGTTTTTTTCGGGCTTTTCGGTGCCAGACTCTTCCGCAAATTGTATGGCATGGAGATAGAGGTTCGAGTCCTCAAAGGCCCACACATTCTTTTCATTTTTTAGACCTCGGCACTGGCCGTTCGTGAGAATAGTCAGTGTCAACCTTTTTTATAGGTATATCAATCAATCATTTGTTATCGTTAAAAGAATGAGTTTTTCCTGCGCAGCCTGTGAAGGTTGTGCAGGATTTTTCTTGACAATCTTTCCAAAGTGAACATATACTTCACTATGGCCGTATTTCCGTCCAAAGTGAATGCAAAACGTTAGCAAAAGTTAAGGTGTAAAAATGGTGACAATTCTGTTTTTATATCTTGTCAAAAAACGCTAACTTTACAGATGTAAACGAGATTTACAAAACCATAAGTCAAACCATTAAAAATGTAAAGAAAATGGAAGAACAAATTCAAATTCCAATGCAGAGTGAAAGTATCGGCAAACTTGCCGAAGCACTCTCGAGCTTTCAGGGCAGCGTCAAGCAGCCTAAGCTGAACAAGTCCGTTAAAGTCGCCACGAAGGACAACCGCTCGTACACGTTCCAGTACGCAGATCTCGGCGCGTGCATCAGTGCTGCCGCACCAGAGCTGCAGAAGAACGGTCTCGCTGTCTTTCAGACAATCCAAGGTCAAGTCCTTGTGACTACCCTTGCACACTCGTCTGGCGAGTTCGTAACATCGCAGTTGCCGCTCCATCAAGGCACACTATTCTCTAACGCCTTTCAGCAGATAGGCTCAATGATTACATACCTGAAGCGCTATGCCTATTGTGCCATTCTCGGCATCGTTGCTGACGATGATGATGACGCCAATGCCGCTTGCGCAAATGAGTATCAGTATCAGACCAAAGAGAAGCCTGCACAGACACAGCAGAAGCCTGCACAGACGCAGCAGAAGACTGGCTTCACAGGTGCTCAGTTGAAGAAAGCACTTGAAGTGATAGAAGAGAAGCAGAATGCTGATGAACTGCGTGCCTTCTGGACGCAATCATTCGAGAAGTATCCAGAACTTCAGCAGAACAAGCAGTTCTACGATGCTCTGTTCCAGAAGGCTTCCAAGATTGCGTGCTCAGAATTGGCCCTCTGCAAGAATGAGGACGACATCTTATTGCTCGTTGACAAGTGGAACGACATCTGGGGTGCCATCGTTTCCCCGAACACGCCATTTGCCAATGCCGTTAACGCTAAACGTCAAACCTTGCAGCAATGATACAGTTAGCAACCAGCCCCGTGAAGTTCTCAGAGAACCCTCACGGATATTTCCTCGACTGCATCAGACTGTCAGGCATCACTACACTCATCAAGGCCGCTACAGGCCTTGGAGTGTATGCTGAGGCAAGCGACTATGTGAAAGAGATCCTTATCCCCAGAGCTGGCGAGAAGGGAACGGCAGTTCATCAGGCCATCGAGACGTACGACACGACGAGTGAGAAGCACACAGAATTTGACCTGCCACTCAACGGGCACCTCGACGTGTCCGCTCAGTTGGAGAACTACATCTTACTGCGTGAAGGCTTCGAGCCTGTTGCCAACGAGTACACTGTCAGTGACAACTTCATGTACGCGTCGAACATTGATAATGTATGGCAGAAGAAAGAGACTGGAGGTATATGGCTCGTCGATACGAAGACGAACAACCTCGACCTCTACCCTGGCGGCGAAGAAGCCCTCATCGAGTATCTCTCCTGGCAGCTTAGTTGCTACGCCTACCTGTTCGAGTTGCAGAACCATGAACTGAAAGTTGAGGGTCTGCTTGGCAACTGGTTCCGCGATGCCCAGTGCAAGCAGTGGGCAATCGAGAGGAAGGAAGACAGCCTCATCAAGGAGCTGCTCGATACGGACTACGAGCTTACCGACCACGGCTTTGTCTATGACGTCAAGGACAAGTCGAAGTTCGCCTATGTCGGTACCAGCGTCGCCACAGTTGAGAACGCACTTAACCTGCCGCAGCAGCTCATCAACTCCATTGCTTACATTCTCAAAGAGGAGGCACAAAGGAAGAAGGAGCTTGAAGAGATGAAAGTGCGTCTGAAGAATGCCATGCTGGAGAATGGCATTAAGAGTTGGGACGCAGGTCTGTTCACCGCCACCATAGCGAAGGACAGCATCACCAACACATTTGACACAACCAAATTCAAAGCTGAGCACCCAGACCTGTACGAGCAGTACGTCAAGCAGTCTGTCCGTGCCGGAGCGTTCACCCTAAAACTTAAATAGCACTATGAACAAACAGACAATGATTGGAAACCTCGGGCGCGACCCCGAGCAGCTGCAGTCGCAGACACCTATGTGTCGTTTCACTGTAGCAGTCACGAAGAAAGGTTACACAACGCAAAGCGGCGTTGCTGTTCCTGACCACACAGAGTGGTTCAACGTCTTGTGTGTCGGCAAGAATGCCGAGATAGCCTTGCAGTACCTCCATAAGGGAGACAAGGTGTATGCCGAGGGCGAGACGTACACAAGTGAATTCACGGACCAGCAGGGCGTGAAGACTACAAGAACCGAGGTGCGATGCGAGAGGTTCGAGATGCTGACACCTAAACAGCAGCCTCAGACGCAGCAATATGCGCCACAGCCTCAGCCAGCAGCACCTCAGTACCAGCCTTCTCCACAACCACAACAGCAGGTTCCTGTAGGAGTTTACGGCCAGGCAGTGCAGCAACCTTCTCCACAGCCGCAGCCTCAGACGCAGCAGCCAGCACAACAGACGTACTGGCCATGACGATACAGCTTGTCAAACGGAATGGTGAGGTCAGTATGGAACAATCGTTTGAATACCTCTGCTCCAAACTGACGAACGGGACATACGACCTCATCATTAAGCGGAAGACTGAGCCGAGAACAGTATCGCAGAACGCTCTTATGTGGATGTGGTTCGAGTGCATCAGTCAGGAGACGGGAACACCCAAGCAGGACGTGCATGACTACTACTGCAACCTGTTCCTGGCGCGACCCATCAATGTCGGTGACAAGACAGTCCTTGTCCAAGGCTCGTCATCGAGCCTCAACACCGCACAGATGACGAAGTTTCTTGACCTCATACAGGCGGATGCGGAAACAGAGTTCGGCATAAGACTTCCGCTACCGGCTGACAGGTTTTATAGTGATTTCATTCGGGAGTATCGCCATTAGCGGTGCTCCTTTTCTTTAACTCAAACTAAATACTTATCATGAAAGTTACAAAAGTAAAGTTAATCAAGAACGGCTGTCTCGAGGTGCACTACTTCGAGAATAGCGACGAGGTCGTTCTGAAGGGCAGCAATCAGGTACACCCTGACTTGAAGGCAGCGATGAACAGACTCGTTCCCCACCTCTGCGACATCACAGAGCAGAAGGAAGCCGAGAAGTACGATTGGAACGACCAAGACTGCGAGTTCAACCAAGACCTTCTCAAGAACCTCGGCGTGTCCGGCTTCACCATTAGCGGTGAAGATGCCTTTGAGCAGGTTATCATCACTGGCAGACGCTCACTCTCTGCCACGAGAAAGGTTCTTAACCTGAACACACCTCAGATTTGTCTCGATGCAGAGCAAGACGAGTACGAACACCTCAACGACCTGCAGGAGGTCATCGACGCTGTATGCGAAGAAGCCAAGCTGTACGTCAAGGAGCGCAAGTATGGCGTGACGCAGCAGGAGTTCAACTTTGAAGGTAACGCAGACGATCCTTTCGCTGGTGAAGGCAATGGTGAAGCTGGAGAGTCAGAACCACTGAAGGAGGCATCATAACATGAAACCTATCTTTATCACTTCAATGCCGAGCAAGTACAAGCTTCAGTTCGAGTACAATGCGAAGATGATAGAAGCGGTAAAGAGAATTCCTTCACGTCCACGCTACGATGGAGCAGACAAGGCGTGGCTCGTTGACAAAAACTCCCCACTTTATCCGCCTGGCAAACCGGCAGACTGGTACGTTCACGCTCTCGCAAACTGGGCAGTTTACAATCGCTTCTGCGAGAGGATTGTTGAACGTGAAATCAAAGAAGAGATTACTTTCGAATTGCCGACACTTACACCGCTCGCTGGTGAGCATTACATGCTGCTCAAACCCTACAACTTCCAGTTGGAAGGTGTGGCATATGCACTCCAGCACAAGCGGTGTATCTTCGGTGACCAACCTGGACTTGGGAAGACGCTCCAAGCGATATGCGCAGTCGTGAAGGCTCACAAAGAACGTGCAGTGTTCGGAGAGTCTTTCCCTTGCCTGGTTATCTGTCCAGCATCGTTGAAAGTAAACTGGAAGCGTGAGTTCAAGAAGTTCAGCGGCATGGACGCTATCATTCTTGACGACAGGAACAAAGACAGCTGGCACAACTTCATTACGATGAAGCGCCTTGATGGCGAATGCTGCTGCAGCGTCTTTATTACCAACTACGAGTCATTGAAGAAGTTTTTCGTCAAGAAGATAAACCCAGGGGCAAGACTGACTCTGAGGAACATCATCTTCGACGAGCGCATCAACTTGTTCAAGACAGTCATCATCGACGAGAGTCACAAGTGCAAGACATCGAAGACCCAGCAGGCGAAGCTGGTTGAAGGTATCAGCAGAGGCAAGCAGTTCGTGTTCGAGCTGACAGGTACACCTGTCGTGAACGATAACACCGACCTCGTGCAGCAGCTGAAGATACTCAACCGCCTCGAGGACTTCGGGGGTTACACACACTTCATGCGTCGCTTCTGCGATGGGCCAAAGAGGTCATCTAACACGAAGGAGCTTAACTGGAGGCTATGGAACTGTTGTTTCTTCCGTAGGGAGAAGCAGAAGGTGCTCACGGAGCTTCCGGAGAAGACACGACAGTACATCACCTGCGATATCACTAACCGAGGCGAGTATGACGCCTGCGAGAAGGATTTGCTCAAGTATCTGCGTCAGTATAAAAACGCAGACGATGAGAAGATACAGCGGGCGATCAGAGGCGAGGTGATGGTGAAGATGCAGGCACTCAAGTCCATTGCTGCCAGAGGAAAGGTCAATGCAGTGACGGAGTTCATACATGACATCATCGACGGAGGCGAGAAGCTTATCGTGTTCGCCTACCTGAAAGAAGTCGTGCAGGCACTCAAGCAGAAGTTCCCTGGCGCAGTGACAGTCACAGGTGATGACAGCATCGAGCAGAAGCAGATGTCTGTTGACTCGTTCCAGAACAACCCTAACACAAAGCTCATTATCCTTAACTATAAGGCAGGCGGCACAGGATTGACGCTGACAGCCTCATCGAGAGTGGCGTTCATTGAGTTCCCCTGGACGTACAGCGATTGCGAGCAGGCAGAAGACCGAGCACACCGCAACGGCCAGAAGAACAACGTCAACTGTTACTACTTTCTTGGCGAGAAGACGATTGACAAGTACATGTACGACATCATTCAGACCAAGCGCAATATAGCAGACGGCGTGACTGGCACCACGACACAGATAGAAGAGGATATGGTTAACATCACTATGAACTTATTCAAGGATAAGCTATGACACTACAAGACATTTTGAAACTTGAGCAGACGCAGAGTGAGGCACAGATACAGCACACCTGCGTCGCTTGGTTCCGCTACACCTTCCCGAGTCATGCGCTTCTTCTGCAGGCAATTCCTAACGGAGGAATGCGTACAGGTGCAAGCGGAGCGATGAGGCGGTATGAGGGAGCCGTTGCAGGAGCGCCCGACTTATACTTCTTCCACAAGAAGGGTGGCTATGGTGCTCTTGCTATAGAGATGAAGCGGCCAAAGGTAAGAGGTCAGCACTCTGCAGGCAAGCAGAGTGAAGCACAGAAGGCTATGCAGGCAGCACTGGAGAAAGCCGGCTACAAGTACATCACGTGTTGTGGCTTGCAGGAGTTCATCGAGGGGCTTTGCTTGTATGCTCATATAGACTACGCTCCATACCTGGAGGACGTGTGCGAGAACTACGAAACCTATAGAAAGGCAAAGTTATGAGTTACACAGAGCTTCTCGATAGGTTTTGGGGCAGTGATAGGAACTTTTCTCATTACGAGATAATCTTGTTTCACTATCTACTTTACCGATGCAGCAGTCTTGGTTGGCCTGATACTTTCAGCGTCTCTAACGAAGAGTTAATGCAGACGTTGAAGTTACGCCCGACCATCATGAGAGAAGCTCGCAAAGGACTTGTAGATGCTGGCCTCATAAACTTCCAATCAGGCACAGGAAGAGGTTGTACTTCTTTCTTTTCTTTCATGCCATTAGAAAAGAAAAAAGGGGTACGTTTGGGAACACCTTTTGATGAAAAAGGGGTACGAATGGGAACACCTTTTGAAGAAAAAAGGGGTACGAATGGGAACACCTTTTTGGAAGAAAGTAGTTCAAAATCAAGTAATAACGAAAAAAACGATATAGAAAAAGGGGTACGTTTGGGAACACCTTTTTGTAATTCAAAAGAAAAACAAAACAAAGAAGAAAAAAACAATCCCCCTGCACCCCCTATAAAAAAGAAAAAAGAAAAAGAAAAAGAAATAACGCAAAGTAAACTTTGCTCCACACAGGATAAAAGGCGCGTACGTACACGCGTGAGTGATAATGGTCAGGAAGAAATCGTCTTTAAGGACGTGGAGAAAGAGGTAAAGGAGAAACTCAACCGAAAACCTGAACCTCCACAGCCAAATCTTCCAGGCAGCCTTGAAGAAGTGATTTCTTTCTTCGAGAAGAATGCAGCCGACAAATTACCTGACTGGAGAGACGAAGCTGAGGCTTTCTTCTATCACTATGAGTCCTACGGCTGGAACGGAACTTCCAACCGCAAAATAGTTGACTGGGAGTCGAAAGCGAACCTCTGGATATGTGACAAAGCAATTAAACACAAGCAAACCAAGAACAATCATGCAACAACCACAAACAATAACACAAGTGATGACAGGGCTGCAAGTGACAGAGAAGCCGCAGAACTCGTCGATCGTCTCCTCCGAGAGAATAGAATTGAAGACGAAGGAGTTCCTCGTTACGTTCAACCCTGACACTCAGATGAAGATATGCAGCGACACAAGAGTCTGCATCACCGGACAATACCCGACGCTGGCAGAGGTGAGACGTGACTACGGCACATCTGTCCCTACTGCATGGCTCGTGCCTCAGCTGCAGGACCTGTCATGGTATTGCGGTGTACGAGACAAACTCAATGCCAGGCAGCTTGAAGAATGTGCCTATGTCATAGCATCGGACTTCTCCTATCTCAAAGTGTCGGAGCTGATGCTATTCTTTCACAGGTTCAAGTCAGGGCGATACGGCAAGTTCTACGGCACTGTTGACCCTCTTGTTATCTGTCAGGCCCTGCGTGAGTTCGTCAAGGAACGCAACGTCGAGATAGACAGGATTGAGGCAGAAGAGCGGCAGCGTAAACGTGAAGAGCACGCCAAGACAGCAGTGTCCTGGGAAGAGTATTGCATCATGACTGGCCAGCCTGAACGTATTAACAACCCAATACTACAAAAATGATACAGAACGCAGTCAAACCAGAACCATTCAGACCAGTATTCCCCAACCTTAAAGAACTCGGAGAAGACGAGTATATTATCAGTTGGAGAATAAAGGACATGAACCATATTCACCATATCCAAGACTATTTCGGTATGCCTCACTATACGACAGTCAATCGTCTGTCGAAAATCAAGATTAGGAAAGACGATCCAAAGTGGAACGATTTCCTCGACGGGATAAGGAAAGGTTTCTACTGGGCGTACAGGAACAAATTGTTAGTAAACGTTAAGGAGTAAAAATGGTGAAGTTTCTGCTTTCACATCTCGTCAAAAATGACTAACTTTACTGATGGATACAAGATAAGTATCACATAAGTCAAACCATTAAAATTACAAGTATGGAAAAAGAACAACTGATGAACATCGAGATTGGCAAGATTAGCCCATCTCCGAGAAATCCTCGAAAGACATTCAACGAGGAAGAATTGAACGAGCTCGCTCAGAGCATTCAGCAGAAAGGACTCCTGCAGCCCATCACTGTGCGACCTGTAGGCAAGACCTACGAGATTGTCTGCGGTGAGCGACGCTACAGGGCAGTCAAGAAGAATGCCGAGGCGAGCAAGGCCAAGAAAGCCACCATTGCCTGCATCGTAGTGAAGATGACAGACGAAGAGGCATTCGAGGCCATGATTACCGAGAACCTTCAACGCAAGGAGGTTGACCCGATGGAGGAAGCCTTCGCTTTCTGTGAGCTCGTCAAGGCTGGCAAAACAGTCGATGAGATAGCGGAGAAGTTCGGAAAGAACAAGCGCTTCATTCAGGAGCGCATCAAACTCAACAGCCTCATCGACCCATTGAAGGAGTTCCTTACTAAAGGTATCATTCCCATTGGAGGAGCGATGTTGCTCTCCAAGTTGAAGGAGGAGCTGCAGGTGTCATACTTCGAGAACATTAAAGACAGGGACTACGAGGGCTCGATAATCGGTGTCATGGAGATACGCCGCTGGATAGAGAGAGAGTTCATGAGGCTCGACAATGCCCAATTCCTCGAGGAAGATGAAGACGATGAGGAAGCACTACCTACGGAGGACTGGAACAAGGGTCAGTTCGAGAAGTGTGTGGACTGCTGCATGAACACCGGCAACGCTGGCTGTCTTTTCTACCAGATGAAGGGCGCCCACTACTGCACCGATCGAGACTGCTTCGAGAAGAAGACAGCCGCTTTCTACTTCTCCGAGATAGAGAGAATTGGAGAGGGGCGCATCGCAATGGAAGGTCAGAAGCTCGAACAGGGTCTTGTTGTTATCATTGACGACGACCCAGAAGCGAAGCAAGGCTATGACAGTACGAAGCGCATTCGCAAGATGCTCCTGGACATGATACGTGAGAAGGGCTACATGATAAAGCCTTCTTCCACATACGACTCTGGCAGGTGCAAGTATTATGGCGACGATGAGCGCATACCGAAGCTGCTTGAACAGGGCAAGGTGGTCAAGTGCATAGACCTTGGCTCTCCATACTACATCAATGTAGATGATGTTTACTACTACACTCCAAGCGGCAAGGGTTCTGAAGATCCGGAGCAGTCACCTGAGGAGGCTGAGGCCCAGGAGCTCGCCACCAAGTATGAGAGAGAGAAAGAAAGAATGCTCGACAAACTTGACAACGAGCTTCGAGACTGGAGCGTTGATACCTTCGGCAAGGATTATGCCAAGCGAACCGACGAGACTTCCGAAGAGGAAGAGAAGTTGTTCTGGGCAGTCATTCTGAAGGACTGTAGCAGTGACCTGACTCGAGAGATAGGCGGCAGCGTCATATTAAGAGACGAAGATGTGTTCCCTTACGTCAAGAAAAACTACAGCGAAGAGAACAAGCGCAGGTGGATGCGTGATTTCCTCAACGAGACGTGCCGACGCCAGAGTTCCTACAACGGCGTGTCGAGAGGGGCGCTAAGGAGGCTCTTCAAGCTGGCTTATCCTGATGACTACAAAAAACTCTTCGACAAGCTGAGTGCGGCATTCGAGAAGAGGACAGCCAAGACGAAGGAGAGGCTCAAGGAGCTTGGCTATGGCGCCAACGGCAAGAAACTATGATAGTTTCCACCATGACACCTGAGGAGGTTTATCGGGAGCTTGACCGCGACCGAGACAACCTCTCAAGGTGGTGGCTTCGCAAACGCCAAGAGATAGCGAAGCGAGCTCTTAAATGCACAAAGTTCCCAATGACTACGTGGCTTGAGTGGATATCACCCAGAAAGAACCATTACCTTGTATTCAACATCTTGCTAAAGCGGAAGTTTGATAAGGGTAACGCTTCTGGTTTTATAGCCCTCCAGCGTACCGAGTACGGCACGGCCACCTACTCCTCATGGGTCAACTGGCAATACCACACCACACGCAATGTTTACCTGCCGCACCTCTATATGAGATATTCCCAAAGGTGCAATGTGATGAAGACCGGTACCGACCTCATAAAACACTTTATAGAGCGCAACGTTCATGGAGAGGTTTCCTATGACAAGCGTTTCGTCGGACGGAGCATCAGGTACAAAGACAAGAATTTCGCAAGTGTAAGCACCACGGAAGGCGTGCTGCTTGGCGAGAACGCCCCAGGCAACATTTTTGTCGGCCACACCTTCATCACGTATGACATGGCAACTGGCTTGCAGCGAAAAGAGTTCGAGGCGAATAAGGAAAAGGCATTGTGCATGGAGAGCCTCATCAATGTCTTAGACCAGGAATATAGAAACCAACCATACAAAACCAACCATTAAACCGAAATCAAAATGAAGACTTTAACAAACCTATTCAAGCGAATTTGGCAATTCCTCAAGAGTTTATTCACATGGGCAGAGCCCGAAAGTACAAAACCAGTCGTTAAGCATCGCACAGAAGCGACGAGGTCAGCCCAGGCGCACCACGTCAACTCATACAGCAGGCGTCCATGGACGAAGGATGAGGAAGATTACCTCACCAAAAACTACCCTGACACAAAAGACTCCGTTCTTTCCGTGTGCCTCAACCGCTCATACATGAGCATAGCGAAAAAGGCTGGCAAGCTCGGACTAAAGAAGAGCTCTGAATTTTTCTCTGCCTGCGCCATTCAAGACGAGACGATCGAGACAAAGATGGCGAGGATAATGGACATGCAGAAGCGAATAGGAGATTTCTCAGTTGTCCTCTACTACAACAGATTTGCACCGAGTGAGGAGCGTTGTGTGGCCAGGTATAGTGAAATGCTGTCCGAAAAAGAGTACCATGCCCGCTGTAAGAATTTCACTGAAGCCCTCGGCAGAATACGAGAATACATAACCACCTCGCATTGAACCCTTAATCGGCACAGGATATGGAACCATTCCCAGGAACATTGCAAAGGTGCGAAGTAGCAAAGCAACGCAAGACCAAGCTCGGTAAGATAGCCAGTTGGACGTTCAATGTTATCGTCCTGAGCAAGGAACAGAAGAAGTGGCTTCGCCGCTGGTTCCCAGAGGTCGAGAACAGGCGGCTGATGAAGGCGATGGGCGTGACGCACTCAACGCTTCATCGTCTTGCCCGTCAGATGAGGCTTACCAAGAGCGAGAAAGGCTTGAAGGGTATTCAGAAGCGTAATGGTGCACGCATAAAGCGAGCATTGGAAAAGAACGGATATTACGACAGTATGCGCGGCAAGCCGATGAGCGATGCCTGCATTGAAGGCCTCAAGAAGTACATCGAGGACGTCAACAGCAAGAGACGGCTGCACCCTCTCAAAGTAATGAAGGAGAAGAACCCTCGCAAGTACAAGAGTCTGATGCGTAAGAGAAGTACCGAACGCACAGAGCTCATCAGAAAAGAGAAGTTCCGGCAGGATTTCGGCTTACCTCGTCAAACGAGACTGAGGATAATACTTACCCCATACAGGAGGAGTCAGGTTTGCAGGCGTTACAACGCGCTGCAGAGAGGCTACATCGTAATGGACGATACATCGGAGCAAGGAGGTGAGCGTTACAACATCTACTACGATGAAGACACTGTGCGCTCTGATAAGTTCGAGAACAACCTATGTAAAGACGGCTTCAGCGTGAAGCCATACCCATATTAAAAAGTCTATGGAAAAGAAAACACCAAAAATCACAAAGAAGCAGCTCGTTCCTCACATCAAGAAAGCATGGAACGGGCTGTTGTTGTACCTGGCAGACCAGCGCAGGACGTATGGCGCCCGCTACAACAAGAAGAACCCCTACGAAATGTTCACACGCAGGTTCTGCGACCCACGCAAGGAACCTGAGAAATTCTACGATGAATACATGCTGTGCCTCAACAAGGCATCTAACCAGCCTGCATCTGTCCGTACTGTCATCGAAGAGATAGGAAGGCATGCTGTCAACTCCTGTCTCTGGCAGAGAGAGAAGCAGCGCATCAAGAGGCAGCAGAAGAAAGCAGAGAAATCAAAAACAGAATAAAAATGGAACAGACACATAGAGCGAGAGACAGTTAGCGGCGTACCTGGTAGCACCCTTCGTCACTAACCTATTATATCAAATTCGGCCATGATAAAATTAAACTACGAGTCGCAGAAAATTCATGACGTGATGGCGGAGAGGTTCAAGTTGAACAAAGATACATCAATGAAAGCACTTATAATGCGCATCAGTGTTCTTTGGCGAGAGGCTGATGACGCTCTGCATGACAAAGAATGTAGTCGCTTTGTCTTTTCTCGGTTGGAGCTTGTGCTTGTGGATATCATACTGCTGTGCATAACGATACTGAGAAGGACAGGTGTTAAGAACATCGAGAACCTTATCCGTCGAAGGCTTGAAGAAAGCGACAGAAATAATAAGTTGAGGAAATAAGAGTGTTACACTGGCTATTGAAAGTGAGTTGATTTTGTGAGTTGAAACAATTACCAGTATGACAGAGATAAAACAATTACCAGTCTCTTTGTTGGATTTCAACAAAGGGCAGCTTCAAGGGCTCCCTAAGAACCCACGTTTCTTCAGGAACCATCGTTACGAAGCTATGAAGAAGAGCATACAGGACAGCCCTGAGATGCTCGAATTGCGAGAGCTGATTGTCTATCCTTTCCCAGAGGGTAGATTTGTTGTTGTGTGTGGCAATCTGCGTCTGAGGGCGTGCAAGGAGCTCGGATATACCGAACTGCCGTGCAAGGTACTTGACGTGAACACCCCCACGAAGAAGCTGCGCGAGTATGCCAGCAAGGACAATGTGAGTTTTGGCGAGAACGACCAGGACATCATAGAGAACGAGTGGGACAAGTCGGAACTGCAGGACTGGGGAATGGAGTTCGCTCCGGAGAAGCCGAAGGACCCTTTCAGGGAACGCTTCGAGTCGATGGGCGACGAAACGGCCATATATCCCCTCATTCCCAAGTACGACGAGAAGCACGAGCTTTTCATCATACAGTCATCGAGCGAGGTTGACTCGAACTGGCTGCGTGAACGTCTGAACATGCAGCACATGAAAAGCTACAAGACAGGGAAAATCAGCAAGAGTAATGTCATAGACGTAAAAGATATCCGCCATGTCCTTGAAGATAGTCATTCCAAGCCACAAAAGGCATGATAGGGTTTTCTCCAAGAAGCTTGTCACTGACCCGATAATCTGCGTAGCGAAGAGTCAGGCTGACATCTACAGGGAGTACAACCCAGAGTGTGAGATTGTTTGCCACCCTGACAGCGTGGTGGGTCTTATCCCAAAGCGCAACTGGATGGCGAAGCATTTCGGCGATCTGTTCATGTTCGACGATGACGTGCATGTATGCAAGCGCCTCTTCGCAGAGAAGGGCGAGAGTGCAGTCATACGTGACCCTGTTCAGATAACCGCCATAGTGAATAACCTCTACGAGCTCGCCTGCATGCTCGATGTGCACGTGTTCGGTTTCACCTCCAGGGTGACGCCAGTCATGTACGACGAGACAGAGTACCTCAGTCTGCAGCACATGATAACCGGCTGCTCCTATGGTGTCCGCTACAACAAGAATGTGTGGTGGAACGAGGAATTGAAGCTCAAGGAGGACTTCTGGATATCCTGCTACATGAAGTACAAGGAGCGCAAGGTCTTGACGGACATCAGGTACAACTTCTCCCAGAAGGACACGTTCGTCAACTCCGGAGGTCTTGCAGGCATCAGGAACCAGGAAGAGGAGCGCAGGAGCATTCTGTTCATCAGAAAGAACTTCGGCAGCGCCATACGCCTGAAGGGACAGACGAACAACGGCAAAGGCAAGACGCGTCAGAAGGTCCAGTACAACATTTCCGCAACCTTCCCATTTTGAAAACGTTAGCAAAAGTTAAGGTGTAAAAATGGCGAAGTTTTCGTTTCCTAAATTCGTCAAAAATGGCTAACTTTACAGATGTAAAGAAGAAACCTAAAACACATGATTATGACTAAGTTAGACAGAATTAAGAACGTGCTTGATTGTGAAGTGTTGGAGTATCTGAACAGCGAGGAGCCCACCCGTGAACACATCGATGTGGAAACGAACATCTGCTTTGAGGAAGATGTCGAATATGATGCCCGTGTGCGCATCAGGGCAGACTTCAGGCGTGTCCGTGACTACATCACAGACGAATACGGGAACAGGCACGATGAAACGTACTTTGACCTGAAGGACTACCAGTACGACATCATCGACCTCATCGACATCGACAACGACCGCTACATCATCGAGGACGGAGAAGAAGTTGAACCCTAAACCCTATCACTATGACAAAAGAAATGTTGAAACAGTTTCACAAGTTGAAGAAGATGCACCCAGACGCATTGCTTCTGTTCCATTGCGTTGACTTCTATGAGGCCTACGGGCAAGACGCGAAGGTGTGTGCCAAGCTGCTGGGCATAGTGCTCACTGAGCAAGACGGATATTGCCTCGCCGCTTTCCCACGCACTGCGCTCGACAACTATCTGCCGAGACTCATCAGAGCTGGCCACCGCATTGCACTCTGCGACCAACTTGAAGACCCACGCAAGAGGCGTGTCAAGGAAGAGGAGGTGGCGGTATGATAATACGGACCCAGCGAGGATATGACTTCTACGAGGTCAGTTCCGCGATGCAGAAGGCGATCAGGAGGAACGATGCTGCCGTAGCGGGTTACTTTGCCCTGGAGCTGTGGGGCAGTGGCTACAGAGATTATGTCTGGAAGCGTCTGTTTACCATCAGCGCAGAGGACTGTCACGGAGTGCTGACGAAAGAGATTGAAGCCCTGTGGCAAGGTCACGAGCTGGTGAACAAGACAGCCAGTGAGCCGAAGGGACGCATCTTTGTGAGCAAGGCAGTGCTGCTTCTGTGCAGAGCTGACAAGTGCAGAGATGCCGACCACCTGCAGAACTTCATCTATGACAAGGAAATGATAGATGTCGAGAGGTGGCTTGAAGATGTCAGAAGGCACCCAATCCCAATCCCAGAGTACACCTTCGACGTGCATACCCGAAAGGGCAAGAAGCGAGGCAGGACAAAGGAGGAATTCTTCCGAGAGGAGTTCGAAGCCCTGCAGCCTCGCATACCTGGACTGTTTGACGAACTTGTTCCTGGCAGACAGCCGACACTATTCGACGATGTTTAACCTGAGGGGTGGCGCAAGCTGCCCCTCTCTTAACTACAACACTATGAACAAGGACACCAAAGAGAAATTCGAGGCTTTTACGAACGGCTACGAAGAAGGCTACTTCATGGCAGCGCAGCAGCTGGCGAGCACGATATTGCGCCTCATCGACCTTAATCAGTCATGGATGCTGGAAAAAGAGCGCAGGATAGCGAAAGCCTCGATAAAGCTGGCGACAAAAACCCTGCTTCAGAAGCGCGGTATTATCCCTCATGCTCACGACGTGATAATGGGCAAGGCAGAAGACGTTCCTCTTGACTTCAATATGGACTGTTAGCCATGAAGATGAGATGCTGGAGGTGCAAAAACCTCAACTATGACTACTTCGACAGGAAGTACGAGACACCGGCAGACGGGCATTTCTTCTGCGGACTCCACGGCAGAGCGCAAGTTGACCCCGATGGGGAGCAAGTCAACCTCGACAGACGTGGAGGCTGTGGATATTATCCAAAGGAGAAAGCTCCAGTCCAGCTGACATTTGATTTCTGAACACCACCGCACGAAAGCTTGTAAAAGTGAAAGGCAGCAACAAGCAGGTAACGACCATGAGCGAGGTTCGAGTCCTCCGTGCGGTGCGCACACACAGCGGTGTGGCCATGCAGGCAACTGCATGAGTGAGTAACAAATACAATTATTAACTGCGAATGCACTTATCGGAAGAATTGGGCTAACCCAGCAAAGGTAAGGACGTGAACGAATAATTGCAAATGCTGTTACCATTAAGATTTTGAGGGTGAGCCTGACTCCGCTGAGGTAATGCCCTTTCTCAGGCTCACAAACGACCAGTGCTGCCTCAAGGTGGCACTGGTTTAGTTGAAACTAAACAAACCATTAACATAGGCACAGATGTACTACATTTTCAAGAAAGACTTTATCGGGAACTATATTCCCTGCTTCGCCACGCAGTCGCCAGTCGTAGCGACACACTTCATGCAGAACTCCGTCGATGACGTGTACTGTATGCAGGTCAAGGGCAACAAGAAGACAATTATCCCACTATAAACCCAAGCACTATGAAGAAAAGTTACCAACCCTTTCTCATTAAGCCGGACGGTGAGAAGCAAGATGTGAACCCAAAGAACGGCACAGATTTCTCGCTTGAGGAGCTGCAGGGCTTCGTCGGCGGGTATGTTCAAATCCTACACATGGGCAGAGGCGAGTTGATGGTGGTTAACGAGGAAGGCAAGCTAAAGAACCTCCCACACAACAGAGATGCCACTGCTTTAGCGTATTACAAAGGCAGACTCTTCAAGGGCGACTACATTGTCGGTACCGTCCTCATCTGCCACAAGTCACAGATAAAATAACCCCTAAACACAAGTCAAACTATGAAACAAGCAGACATCAAACGACTGGAGAAAGCAGTCGAGCACCTGCAGAAAGCAGAAGATTTGCTGGACAAGACGTATGACAGTCTTGAAGCTCAGCCAACGGAGTATATGAACTTTGTCGGCAGTGGAGTGTCCAGAACGACAGCAAGCCTGGTTGGCGAGATGAGAGTAGATGTAGCCAAAGAGAAGGGTTACATCGCAGGTAAAGTCAATGTATTCAAAGAAGAATTTCTAAACAAGTAACACTATGGAGAAGACATTTGTAGATCTTTATTTCAAAGCAATCGGCCAGTATGGCATAGTCGCTCAGGAATGGATGCTCGTAGAGGAATGCGGTGAGATGCTTAACGCTTTCGCCAAGCTGAGACGAGGCAGAGCATCAAAAGAAGATGTAATAACCGAACTTGCCGATGTTCACATCATGGTTGAGCAGATGGCATGCTTCTTCGGCCTTGAAGAGTTCAAGGCAGAGAAGGAGCGCAAGCTGGCAAGACTCGAAGAGAGACTGAATAAATAACCCCTAAACAAGTAACACTATGAAAGAATTAGAAGAAGGAGTTAAGCGCTCCACGGAAGTTGTGAATGGTATTGAGGTTCCAATACTCATGAAAGAAATCATTGACGCAAACAGCCTCTATGTAGAAGTGGGAACAACAGGCTTCAAAGGTGGTGACAGTGGTCATGGATGTAGGACATTCTTCCTCTTGCATAACGTAGCAAGCACAGACATCGAGATAGACTCTATTTATCCCGACAAAGTGGCTATCTGGCTCGGTGGCGACTCCGAGCTCAGGACATTCATCGAAGCCCTTGAGTTTGCAGCAGACACTCTGCGCAAGCAAGCCGAATACGGAGATACCAAGTCTGACATTATGACTCAGCTCCAGAAGGCATCGAAGACAGTGCTTGAGATCAGCGCAAAGAACAAGGAGCTGATTAAGGATAACGACGCATTGCAAGTGGAAGTGCAAGCATCTAAAGCCAACGCAGAAGAGTATCATAGACTCATGCGTGAAATGGACAACGTTGCCGAGGAAGCGCAAAACATTTCCAAACGTGCCATTGAAGAGATTAAGGAGTTAAAGAAGGAACTTTACGAAAACGTCACAACGATGGCCGGACTTCGTGCAAAGGTCGTGCTATGGAAAGGTGCGTGCCTCCTGTTCGCGAGTGTTTCAGCCCTGGCACTCATATACACATTCATTCACTGATGCTATTACTTATGAAAAAATACGTCATTACACTCTCCAAAGTGTTCCCCTCGACCCACCCAAGGGCAGGGGAGCCAACCATGTTTTCAAAGAATGCTTTCAGATGGCCCTCGGTAACGGATGAGCCTGGAACATTCTATAAAATTCACACAATTCGCGCAAACTATGAGTTTTGGCGTAAACGCTTTGAGAAGATAGCCGCTGGCGAGGCTTTCCTGTCTGTCCGTGAATGGGTAGGCAAGCCGTATGGGGAAGGCTCAACGCAGAAAGAAATCGCACGACTTACTCGTGAAGATGGTATCGGAATACAGAAACTCGAATTTAAGGATATTGGCAATGGCTTTAATGCCGCTGTTATAGACGGGAAATCTTGGCCGCGTGAAATTCTTGCAAGCAATGATGGTTTGAGCCTACAGGACTGGAGAAACTGGTTCCGCGATTACGACTTCAGCAAGCCGATGGCGATTATTCATTTCACTAAATACAGATACAAACCAAACAAAAAGTAAATACTATGACACCAGAAGAACAGAGAGAAAGGGCAATTAAGTTGGTAGCCGATATGCTACGGATGCACCCTTTCAAGGTCGAGTACAAAGTGAAGAAGAAGCCTCAGGGGATTAAGGTTATCGTCGAGGTGACGCAGGAGCACATGAACTTCATGATTGCAAATGCTGCAAGAAAGGACTCAAAATGAACACTCTGCTCAACGACCAGCTGGAGAGGCTTGCACTCAGGCACTCTCCAAGCAGGCAGAAAGAAGCCAAGAGCAGGCTACGTGTATTCTACGGCTGGGCAAAGCTCGGGAAGATACGCAAGCGCGATGGTATCAGCATCATCTACGAGAACGAAGAGGGTGTCGCAGATCATCATCGCATGAACCGTTCTTTCCTCTCTGCCCAGCACAATGTATGCTGGCGGTACCAGACAGAAGGAGAGGCCAAAGATGCCAGGCAGAGCAACCGCATCTTCACTGAGTACTCTGTCTTCATGGACGACAGGCATATCAAAGGCAGCCTCGAAGCGGCTCTCAGGGCGAACAGCGATGCCGACAGGTACAATGTCCCCCAGGCAGAGCGCGACAGGATTGCAGGTGCCCTTCGCTCCTGGTACCTGCGTGAACACATAGGATACCAAGAGCCGGTGAGACAACTTGATTTATTTGAAGATTACAAAACAGACATCACATGAAATTAGTTATCAGCTATTACAAGGACGGCACTCTGAGGAGCGTCCGTTCATTTGAAGCCTTTCAGGAGAAGGGCAAGTCAGAGAGAGAGGTGCTCGAGCAAATCGAGGAGCGTAACACCCAGTACGGCTACGAGCGGTTCAAGGTAGAGGACGTTCCAGACGGCCAGAAGGAGCTTTTCTCCTTTTTGCTCGGCACTGGCAAATACAAGGCTTATGCCGAGATGGACGCCATCGGTGCTGACATCTCAGGTGTGGCAGGCGAGGTCGATGGGGTGGGCAAGGCTCTCGTCGGTATCCGTGACACGCTCGACCGCATCGAGAAGCGTTACGAACTGGTGGGCTCGGAGCTCTCCAAGATGAAGAGGGAGTAGCCATGACCGACGAGGAGATTAAAGCGATAAGGTTTGTGTGGAAGTCGCACACGAGCATGGAGCATGAACACTGCACCGTTTACCTTTCCACTTGCGGACGTTTCGGCATGTGTGTTCATGTTCCATACAAGTACGGCAGGCCATACGGAAGGACATACACTCACTACCGCATCGGCGGCAAAGTGTTCAATACAGAAATAGCATTCAGGAACGCATTGAGGCAGATATGACCTGAAATCAAGATTTTCGGATTTCGGGAAAGGTGTCACTTAATGTCGTACCTTTGCAGCAGAATTGAACTATGAAAGAAACTGTCATTGTCATAGGAAGTGGAATTGTCGCACGCTCATTGTCTGCCACACTCAGCTGGCTCGGCGATGAGGTCGTCAATATCGACTGCAACAGCCAGGAAAGCCTCAACAGGCTTCCTGGCATACTGCGGTTGGGGAAGGTCAGCTGTGTCTATCATCTTGAAGACGGCACGAAGCAGGGCAGCCTCGACGCATTCTACTACGTCTGCGACAACTGCAAGATGAGAGGTGTCAAGCTGGTGTATGCCAGCGCACCGGTCGAGTCAGGACTGAACGTCGCGGAACGATATGCCAAATTCTATAATCGGGAAGCAACTGGAGTCCGCCTCTTTAACGTGTACGGGCCAAACCCATGTCAAGGAACTCTTCTTCACTCCCTGCTCTACTGGGAGTGCGTAAAGCTCGAACACAATGGCGAGGACATCAGATGCTTCACTTTTATAGACAATGCCGTGGAAGGACTCATCTACGCATCGGCGTCCGGTGACGCAATCCTCAACTGCGTGAACGATGAGCCTATGTCGGTGCTCGACTTCTGCCGTGAGATACAGGAGCTGCAGATAGACAGGGGAGAGAAACCTGTCAAACTCCAGCAACTTTCTCAGGCGGGTGAAAGCACAATAGAAACAATAGACAGAAACTTCCCTGTCATCGACATTCCTTACACGACTGTCAAGGAAGGACTGAAAAAACTCTATATATCATGAAAGCACAAAAAAGGAAAAAGACTCACATCGCAGCGGACTCCCTAACACCAAAACAGGAGTCCTTCTGCCGTTATTATATTGACACCGGCTCTGCACCCGAAGCGTACCGCATGTCCTACAGCACTGGGAACATGAAATGGGAGTCAATTCGCGTTAACGCGAACAAGGTTCTGCACAACACTAAAATTCAACGACGGATTGAAGAGCTACGCATCGAAGAGGCAGCGCAGTCACGCATCGACAGAGCCAAGATTGAGAAGGTTCTGTTCGATATTGCCAACGTTGACCCAGCGGACATGTACGTAATAGACGAGGAGACGGGTAAGACTAAATTGAAGTCCCCTTCCCAGATGCCCAAGAATGTGCGCAATGCCCTAAAGAGCATCAAGAATAATCGAGGTATCGTGTCGTACGAGTTCAACGGTAAGACTGAGGCGGCACGCCTGCTTGGTTCCTGGAACGGCTGGGACGCACCGACGCAGCTCAACATAAACGGCAAGGTGTCGCACGAGTTAAGAATAGGCTTCGATGATGATTATAAAGACGAGTAGCGCATGGTAGTCAACTATAAGAAGCTTAACCCGAACGGATTTTATTGTCTGCAGTACTTCAATGACATTACTATCCGTTTTCTCGTATTGTATGGCGGCTCCTCGTCCGGCAAAAGCTACAGTTGTGCCCAGGCCATTCTCATACAGACGCTCTATGATGGCGAGAACACGCTTGTCATGCGTAAGGTAGGTGCGAGCATTCTGAAGACTATCTACGAAGATTACAGGGTAGCGTCTGAAGGATTGGGCATACGCAATTACTTCCGCTTCACGCAGAACAGCATTCGTTGCATCTACAATGGTGCCCGTATCGACTTCTCCGGTCTCGACGATCCAGAGAAGATTAAGGGTATATCGAACTACAAGCGCGTGCAGCTGGAGGAGTTCAGCGAGTTCGAGTTGCAGGACTTCAAGCAGATACGCAAGCGTCTGCGTGGTAAGCTCGGCCAGCAGATAATAATGACCTTCAACCCCATCAGTGAGACGCACTGGATAAAGAAGGACTATCTCGACAAGGAGAAACTTCACGAGATACCTATGGTTGCAATCATAGGAGGACAGAAAGTGCCAGAAGAGCTGACGAAGGTGAAGAGGCTCTTGAAGAATGAGCCGTCGAGTGTTCTGAATGTCCGCACTGGAGAGATAGAAGAGCACCCATCTGATACGATTGTCATACAAAGTACCTACCTCAATAATTTCTGGGTGGTTGGCTCTCCTAACGGCAAGTATGGCTTCTACGATGAGCAGTGTATCGCAGACTTCGAGAAGGACAGGCTGGAAGACCCAGACTATTACAACGTGTATGCTCTTGGTGAGTGGGGCATCTTGCGCACCGGCTCCGAGTTCTTTGGCTCTTTCACTAAGGGCAAGCACATGAAGAAGGTGGAGTTCAACGAGAAGCTTCCTATTCATATCTCTGTGGACTCGAACGTGCTGCCATACATCACTATCTCATACTGGCAGATAGACTTCGAGAACGGCAAGCATCTGTTTCAGTTTCACGAGACGGCAGCAGAGAACCCGAACAACACTGTGCGCAGATCTGCCAGGCTGGTAGCTGAGAGACTGCACAAGTGGAACTACACCGGCAAGATATGTCTGCATGGTGACGCCAGCACGAAGTCGGCCAACAACATCGACGATGAGAAGCGTTCGTTCCATGACCTGTTTATCTCGGTCCTCAATGAGAGAGGTTTCGAGGTAGAGGACATGATAGCATCTACCAATCCGAGTGTAAGTATGTCGGGTGAGTTCATCAATGCCATATTCGACGGCAGCATTCCTGGGCTATCAATTATCATAGGCGATAAGTGCCGTGTCTCCATGGAGGACTACCAGTCTGTTCAGAAGGACGCCAATGGCGGTATTCTCAAGACACGCATCAAGAATAAGATGACGATGCAGACGTATGAGGAGCACGGACACTTCTCCGATACGTTCCGCTATGTGGTGTGTGACCTGATGAAGGAGGAGTTCATCGCATTCTCCAACAAGCGCAAGCGCAACATCTACGCCCGTGACGGCTTCGTTACGTTCTACAATCCTGAGACGCAATACGAGTACAGCGACTCTATCTGCTATGTCATGCCGAACTTCGACGGCAAGTTCCTCATGCTCTACGGCAAGAGGTGCGGCGAGTTCTGGCACATCGTGGATATTGTCTATAGCGAGAATGTCTCTACCGACATCATGAAGGAGGCCATTCTTAAACGTGAGGCTGACAATATAGTGATTGAGTGCAGCGATGCCTACTTCACCTTTGTCCGTCTGATGAGAGAGTCAAGTGACAAGGATATCAGGGTAATCAAGGAGGTGGCCAATGTCGATACTCGCATAGCAGCTACTACCGATTATGTGAGAAGCCTCATCAAGTTCAATGAGCAAGAAGCAAGTGAGAACATAGATTATGGAAAATTCATTACGGCGCTGTTTGACTACAACAAGGACAGCCAAAACAAGGAAGCGAGTGCAATTTTGAGCGGCTTTATCCAGTATGTGGTGAAGTTGAACTGAAATCAAGATTTTTGCATTTTGAAAATCGTATTTGATTTTTGCTTACCTTTGCGCCAAAGTTGAGACGAAATGAGTTTAGCAACATCAATAAAGAACATGTTCGCTCGCAAGGCAGACATCGTGCCAAGCGAAAATACGATAACGCTGCCAGACGGCAGTGTAATTGAGAAGTATTCTGCGCGATACTTTGAGCTGAACGTGTTGCCGTACTTCTGCGGAGAGAACTACCTGCAACTGTTCGAGTCAGTTCCGGAGGTGTTCTTTCCTATCAACTTCATTGCAAGTCGCATCGCAGGTGCCACATTTGAGGTGAAGCGTGTGAAGGACGACAGCATCGTATATTACCGCAGGGAGTTCAATAAGTTCCTCGATCAGCCCAACTGTCTGATGAAGTTCAGGGAACTCGTTTATCTGCACTTTGTCTATAAGCTGGCCACTGGAAACGCTTTCCTCCGTTCTGCTATGGGTGAAGGGCTGAAGACAGAGAGGCGTTGGCGCTGGTGTGACAATTTCTGGGAGCTTCCTGCAGACCACGTTGAGGTTATTGCCAACAGAGACATGTCGCAGCTGTTCGGACTGGCAACGAAGGAGGACCTTATCAGGTCTTATCGTCTGAACCTCGGTCTTGCGGCCTCCAGGGATATCAATCCTGATGAGGTGTGGCACGACAGAGATGGAAAGCCTTCGTTCTACAACGACTCCTACTTCATGATGAGCAGAAGCCGTCTGCAGAGCCAGCAGAAGTCTATCAGTAACCTCATCGCAGTGTACCAGGCACGAAACCTCATCTATGTGAAGCAGGGTGGTCTCGGCTTCATCGTTTCCAAGAAGACTGATGCCACCGGCACTGTTCCCCTCAACGAGAAGGAGAAGAATGCCATCATCGAGCAGCACAACGGCAAGTATGGTGTCGTAGGTGACAAGATGCCCTATGGTATCAGTGACGTGCCCATTGACTTCGTACGCACCAATCTCTCCATATCTGAGCTCCAGCCCTTCGACGAGACGTTGCAGGACGCCATCACGATAGCCGGAGCTTACGGCATACCGAGTGTGCTGGTACCGAGAAAGGACCAGAGCACGTTCAGTAACCAGTCCACTGCAGAGAAGGCAGTGTATTCCTCTCAGATAATCCCGATGACGAAGCGCTTCTGTCAGGACTTGACCTCATTCCTCGGTCTCGAGGAGGACGGCTTCTATCTTGACTGCTGCTTCAAGGACGTGGATTGTCTGCAGGACGGCCTGAAAGATGCAGAGGAGGTGAAGAAGCTGCTGAACGAGCGTTGCAAGATGCAGTTCCAGAACGGCCTCATCACCATTAACGACTGGCGTGCCCAGATATGTGAGGAGAAACTTGTATCAGAAGAATATCCAGAAGTATTCGATAAAGTCATATTCAACATGACTGACGAAGAAATAGCGTTTATAAACAGAGTTTTTAACATCAAAAGTGAGATTGAAGATGAAAGAAGAAATCAAGCGCCTGCAGTACAAAACTAAGGCTACTGATGTCGATGGGGAGAAAGGTATCGTTACCGTTGCGGTAAACGGTATCGGTGTCAAGGACTCGCAAGATGACATTTCAATGCCTGGGTCGTTCAAGAAGACCCTGAAAGAGAACATCGGCAGAATGCGTTGGTTCTTGAACCACCGCACAGACCAGCTGCTCGGCGTCCCCATTGAGGGAAAGGAAGAAGGTGGAAACCTTATCATGACAGGTCAGTTGAACCTGGAGAAGCAGATGTGTCGGGACATTCTTGCCGACTATAAGCTGTTTGCAGAGAACGGAAGGACGCTTGAGCACTCTATTGGTGTTCAAGCCATGAAGCGAGATGACAAGGACCAGCGCAAGGTACTGGAGTGGAAGATGTACGAGTACAGCACGCTGACCCACTGGGGCAGCAACCCACAGACTTTCCTTGTAGGCATTAAGTCAGCGACCCGCGACCAAGTGCAGGAGGCTGTAGAGTTTATCCGCAAAGCGTTCCTGGAACACGGCTATACCGACGAACGTCTAAAAGCTTACGACATGGAACTGAACCTATTATTGAAGAGCCTCAACGGAGGCAAGATAGTAACGTGCCCCTGCTGTGGGCACCAGTTTGACTACGACAGTATGCCAGAGCGTACTTTCAGTCAACAAGTAATCGACCTTGCTGCAGAATACCAGCGATGGATAACGGAAGGCATTGTCCGCGAAGAGATGGAGAAGCTTGCTCCTGAAATCCGCGAACAGGTGAACGCCGTTCTCGACATCGTACTGGCAAAGAGTGGCAAGCCCGAGTTTGAAGTGAAGAGCCTCACGGACATTATGTCTTATGTCCGTTGCCCGAAATGCTATGCACGAGTATACAAATCCAACACCATAATTCAGGAAGGAAGTACTACGACTCCGCCTGCTGCAAGCCCTGAGCCGTCAGTGGACACTCAGAAGGAAGGCGAGCAGAGCTCCCAGGAGGAGGTCGTGAAGGAAAAAGCCGCTGAAAGCACTTTGCCCGACTTTGCGAAACTGAATGAAGTTTTTAACTAAATCAATTTCCAAAGACATGAAAAAGCAATTTGTGACAGTTGCCGATTTGGCACTGAAGATGGACAATCTGCCAGAAGAGCAGAAGTCCTTCATGAACAACATCGCTCAGATGATGTGTGATGTTATCAACAAGAGCCGTGAAGGTGAACTCACCTCCGAAGAGGTTGAGCAAAAGTTCACCGCCATTAACGACCAGCTCAAGTCCTATGACTCTGAGAAGTTCAACCAGATCATCAAGGACAACGAAGACCTCGTTGAGCAGGTTAAGCAACTTGGCGAGACCGTCAAGAAGCTCCAAGAGAAGGGACTGTCTATGGACGTCATCAACAACTTCGACGAGAAGGTGCAGAAGATGCTCGACAGCCAGAAGTTCAAGGACTTCGTAGGTGGTATCTCCACAAGGTCCGGAGCCTTCGACGGCTTCTCTCTCAAGGAAGTCAGCATGGCTTCTAACTACAGCGGTGACAACCTCATCACTCAGCAGACTGAGAAGGTCGTTTCCGCAGTCAACAACAAGAAGCTCCACATGCGTAACGTGGTGGCTGTGCTCCAGGGCGATCCTGAGTATCCTCAGCTGGCGTTCGCACAGGTGTACGACTTCGACCGCAACGCTGCATTCGTCAGCGAGAACGGCAGTCTGCCTGAGTCTTCGTTCAAGGTGAAGGAGGTTACCGCTGCTACCAAGCGTGTCGGTACTCACATCAAGATCTCGAAGCGCATGCTCAAGAGCCGCGTTTACCTCCGCTCGTTCATCCTGAACATGCTTCCCGAAGCTGTTCTCATGGCAGAGGACTTCCAGATCCTCTTCGGTGACGGCAACGGAGAGAACCTGCAGGGTATCGTCGGCACGACTGGCGTAGGCTCTGTAGAAGGCTTCATCGGTACTTCTATCTCTACCGGTGCTGCTGGTTGCATCGAGAGCGTAAGCAGCTACAACGGCGGTGCAGACTGCGTTGTCGAGCTGAAGAACCCCGACGACAAGATTATCGACGGCATGACGATTACCTTCGCCAACGCTGTAGTTAACACCAGCCTCAACAGCACCTTCCCCGTGAAGAAGCTGACCGACAAGAAGCTGCTCATCTCTGGCGCTGCTTACACCGGCACCGAGACTGGCAAGGCTTCCATGACTTACACCGTTAAGCATGGTGCCTTCAAGAGTGTTGACCTGCCCAACAGCGGTGACGCCATCAAGACTGCGTTTGCAGTGATGAGCTATGCTCAGTTCGCTGCTAACTGCATCGTGCTCAACCCAATCACTGTCAACAGCATTGCCAGTGAGAAGGACTCTCTCGGTCGCAATCTCGGTCTTGTCGAGAACCGCAACGGTGTGAACTACATCGCAGGCAAGCCCGTTATCGAGAGCACCAACATTCCTGCTGGTGACTACCTGCTCGGTGACTTCGTGAACGGTGCAAACCTCGTGGATTACACCTCTCTGAGTCTCGAATGGGCTGACGACGTTACCACGAAGCTGAAGAACCAAGTCGTGCTCATCGCACAGGAAGAGGTAATCTTCCCGATCTACATGCCTTGGGCTTTCGCTTACGGCAACATCGCAAGCCTCATCACCGCTATCACCAAGTCCTAAACGTGTAGAGCCATGACTAAGAAAGTTCTTGTCAAGGGAGACGACCGCACTGTTGACCACATCAAGCAGGAAAACCGTGTCCGTGTCCGCAAGGGTAAGGTGACTATCACCCCTGCTGACGACAACGTGGAGAACGTGACCGTTGAGCAGTTCGAAACCCTGCAGGGACAAGTCGAAGCTTTGGCTGCACAGGTTGAAGCACTCACCGCACAGCTTGCCGGACAAGGCAGCGGTGAAGGTGGCGACGGCAACGGTGGCGACAACACAGAGACGCCTGGTGAGGGTGAGTAAGACTCCCGAAATGCTTGACGTTAAGAACGTCGAGTTAGTAGATACCAAAGATGTCGAGGGCTTCGATACGACCGAAGTACTCATCGAGGACACAAAGGACGTTGAAGAGGTTCTCGACACCAAAGGTAATAACAGTTCAAAGAAGTAAGACATGATTATCGACGTAACATCTTTCACAAGCGGTGCTCGACAGATTGAGAACGCCGTAGAGACTCAGAAGAATGCGAACCATATTGCAGTCGCAGGACGCATCAATGGTTACATAGAACGGTTGCAGTCCGATTTCCTCAAACAAGCGGTTGGCATGCCATTGGCCAGCCAGATTGACGAGTATTCTCGTAACAATCATGATGAGCCGGACGCAACGATGGAAGCGCTTATCGCCTCCCTCAAGGAGCCGTTCGCAGACTTTGTGTTCTTCTACATGCTCCGCGACATGAACTCTCAGCCTACTATAACCGGTCTCGTACAGCTCAAATGTGCCAATTCCTACGTCAGCCCTCTTGACAAAGGTGTGCAGATATGGAACCACATGGTTGACGAGATGAGGTGCTTTGTAGGCGATGCCGATGCACTCAATGTGGAGGGTGTTGTCGTTGATAAGAACCTGCTGACGTACATTAACCAATTCAATCTCTAAGAGGCATGCTGCAGCGAAACATCATAGACATACTTGCTGACATTGTCGGGAACCTGTCCGAAAATGTAACAGTCTCAATGCAATCTTCCTACGGAAACGAAGTACACGAGGTGAAGCCGGAGATAACCTATATGTTCGGTGACGCCCAGTACATAAAGGACCAGCTTGACGAATACAGCAAGGTGACTAACGTCGAGAAGCTTCCGCTCATTGCCCTCTTCACTCCAGTCAAGGAGAAGAGAGGACTTGCGGACTATGCTTCCGAGGCTAAGGTTTCGCTCATCATCGCATGCAGCAGCCGTACTGATTGGAACAATGAGGAGCGCAAGGAGTATTCTTTCGAGAATATCCTTCGTCCCATCTATGACGCTTTCATGGCTGCACTGAACGCCTCAACTGAGATTGCAAAGCCGTATGACGGCAGCAGGCCACATGTCTATTCCGAGAACTACTCATATGGTAAATACGGGGCTTACACTGCGTCCGGCGATGCAGTGAGTGAGCCTATCGATGCCATAAATATCAGCGACTTAGAAATAAAAGTAAACTATCTAATCTGTAAAAGAAGATGAGAAACATTCGCAACTGTGAGGGTGTAACCCTCGAAACCGGTGTGAGTGCTTGTCCTGTGGACTTCGGTCATATCAAGGCAATCATTCTTGTCGAGCATGGCAAGACTCTGGGCACAACATTTACGCCTGGCACGTTCGAGCAGATGTGCCACGCTGACGTTCCCGACCGCATCTATCCCATCAAGACTTGTGTCGAGTATGCGAAGAGCGGTGGCGAGCCTCAGGTGAGTGCTACTGGCTACGGCGGCAACGGCGTGACTGGTATCAGCCCTCAGACTGACACCTTCACTCTCGACAAGTTCTATGACAGCTTGGCAGCAAGCATCACTAAGAACATGAACAAGAAGTTCGACGCCTACTATCTGGACGAGAACAACCTGCTTATCGGTGTGAACACCGGAGCAGACGCATTGGGTGGTATTCCCATGAGCACCATCTACTGCACCGTTGTTCCTCACCCCACGTCAAGCGCTAAGGCTTCAATGACAGTATCACTCTGCCTGGAGGACGCACGCAAGGCGATCGAGAACCTCGACTACGTTCAGTTGGACTTCAATCCGATTGAAGAGTTGAACGGCCTGACTCCTGTTGACCTCGTTGAGACTTCAACTTCAGGAGACTTCGTTGTTGTCGAGCATCACGGAGGCAACGACATCACCAACACTTATGGCAGCATCATCGCTACAGGCGCTACTCAGGTGATGAGCGGCATTACCGCTGCAAGCTTCGCAGATGGCGTTATCCACATCACTGCCGCTTCCGGCTCTACGCCCAAGATGAAGAAGCCTTCTATCCTTTATGCCAGCGACGTGACTGGTCTCGAGTTCGTTCAGACCATTCGTCGTGCAACCACTTAAAGTGTGACTTGCTATGATTATCGAAGGCGTGACATTCATCGAGCCTGCAGTAAGGCAGATGAGCAAGGATGAGTTCATCGAGGCTCACAAGAACGAGTTCTGGAAAGACAAGAAGTCGAGTGACCGAGAGAAGCTTCTGTCCGACGCTTACGACGCAATCACGGCTAAGCCAGAGGGCAAGAAAGCGAAGAAGTAATCAGTTACTACAGAGGGGGCTGGGCAAGACAAAAGCCCAGCCCTTTATTTTCCAACTAAAACCAAAACAAGAATGAAAAAGTTTATTTTCATTATGCTGACAGCGGTGCTGTTGGGCATGACTGCAGGATTGAGTTCCTGCAACAGTTGCAGTAAGCAAGAGAAGACGGCTCAGGCTGACTACGATGGCGTACTGCAGGACTTTACGGCAGGTGTCAGCAACATTCAGGCTTTGCATCGCCAAATGATGTATGCACAGGTGGGTCAGGAATACCAGTGGCGCAATTCAAAGGTGCTGTTTGACAGTCCTATCTGTGCTACCAACCTTGACGACCTTACTGTCGTTGATGTGACGGACGTATTCCAATACTGGAACAATGGGCCAAAGGTGCAGTTCATCAGTAGCAACGTAGTGAATGGTACCATTATCCCTCCTGCCATTCCTGACGTATGGATAGAGGACGCAAGCATGAACGAGGCGCAGATTAAGCTAAGTGCAGAGGACGTGCTGAATAGGCTCAAAGAGTGGAACGGAGTAATACCTGTAGCAGAATGTATGTCGTTGCGACTTCCCGTAGGACCAGTGGCGTGCAATGCCCAATGGGTCATAGGTGACGTGTACGACGTGATATTCGTTGACGCTATGACAGGCGAGATAAGCGATGTGAACCCTGCTTTCAAGCCCGACAACAAGGAAGGTGGCGGTGACACAGGCGAGCCTTTAGGAGAGTGGCCATAAGTAAATAACAGCTCGGAATGCTCGGAGAAGTCTGGGTGTTCCGAGCCTAACCAATCAAGCGTATGGATTTCGACAGGCTTGTAGGAGTTATAGATGCAATCAGCACCGGCATAGGTGACAGCATCTTGGAATGTCTCGACGAGAAGCGGGACATCATCACCATGTCCGTTACCGAGCAGCTGTATAGCGGTTTGAACGGCAAAGGTGAGTTCCTGAGTCCAACCTATGACAACGACCCTTACTTCAACGAGAAGGGCCCCTGGCATGGCGCAGCATACGCTTACAAGAAATGGAAGGAGCGCATCACTCCCCCAATGCGCAGCCCGAACCTTGAACTGCCTCCGCGGCCTGTGGACGTTCCGAACCTGTTCATCACGGGTATGTTCCATGAGTCAATCAAGGCATCGAGGGCAGGTGATGTGATACGTGTCTATACGAGCGGCTTCCGTGACGGCCCTCAGATAGAGCGGAAATACGGAGAGGAAATCTTCCAGCTGACAGATGAGGCTAAGGAGTATTTCAACATCTACGCCTTGCGTCCCTGGTTGAACGACTTCATGAAAAAGTGCGGATACAGATGAGTTGCAGTTGTATAAGAAAGAAGATAATGAGCGAGCTTGAGCATGTCCGAGAGCTCGCCAAGAAACTGGCCATCATGGAGCAGACAATGGTGGTGGTCTATAAGAAGGCAGACGGCACTTACTCCTTTGCCCCTGTCGGAGAAGAGTTTGAAGGAGAGATTGTAGAATACAGACACTACCTATAGTTATGGCAGACATCAGAATAACCGACCTCGTCGATGAGAAAGTCTTTGAGGACTTGAACAAGTTATCCGAGGACATAAAGAATGTCAAGGACCAGTATGTAGCAGCAGCTACCGAGCTGGCCAAGGGTCTGAAGCTGAACATCAGCACTACTGGCGACCTTGAGAAGCTCAACCAGTCTGTTACCGAGAACAGCCGCAAGGCTCAGCAGGCGACGGAGCAGCTCAACGCCACCATAGACAAGCAGCGTGAAATAGTTGCCCAGACCACCAACACCATCAGCCGCGAGTTGGCTGAGATTGAGAAGGAAAACAAGGCGAAGCGTGAAGCCTTCGAGCAGGACAAGAGTGCTCTTGACATAGCAGAGAGCCTGCTTGGCACACGTCAGCAAAATATACAGCGCCTTGCACAGTTGCAAGGTCAGTTGAAGGACGTCAAGAAAGCGCAGAAAGACCTTGACGACCAGGAGAAAGCCGGTACTGTCAGTGCGGAGAGAGCGACATCTGTCCGTGCAAGCCTCATCGCCAAGCAAAGGGAGTACCAGGCAGCCATTAAGGACCTTAACCTTGTGCTCACCAATCAGGAGAAGCAGATGCAGGCCAGCGAAGGCAGTTATCAGAAACTCTCCCTGCAGTTGGAGTTTATGAAGCGTGCCTACAAGGGACTGACCGACGAGGAGAAGAACGGCCAGCTTGGCAAGCAGTTGGGTGAGGAGATAGGGAATCTCGATGCCCACCTGAAAGACCTTGCAGCCGACATGGGCGAGTTCCAGCGCAACACAGGTAACTATGCCATCGCCAATCAGTCCGTCAAGACTGAGCTCAAGGAACTCGTGCAGGAGATTGCTCTGCTGACAGTCCAGTACCGCAACATGAGCGAGGAAGAGCAGAGGTCAGCGGAAGGTCAGCAGATCCAGGCGAAGATGCAGGAGATGACTGTCAAGGCGGCTGAGTTGAAAGACGCCATCGGTGACGTGA